TAACAAACTTAAACTCAGTGCTATACCTGCCCCTGAATTCTCTATGCCCGTTCTCGGAAAAAATCTCAAAATCCTCCCACTGGTCTGTGTATATCTGAAGCTTGCATGTGCCTCCGCGAAGACTGACAAAAAATGATAAAATATTTTCGTAAGCTTCCTGAGTAGGCACTTTAGTGCCGGATTTAAAAGCTAGGTCGTTTACTGCTTCGGTATTTCTAGACATAATATTTTTCCTAAAGTTGTTTTCCGATTACGGATAAAGTTCGTTCTCTGCGCTTGCCTGTATTAGTAGTGAACGTAAGTGGTATTAACTGACGGCCCACCGAACCCCCGCTAATAAGCATTCTGATAATATTACCAACAACGTAGACTTCTTCAAATACAAGGTCAGAAGTAGGAGTCTCGCTAATAAAAGCAGATGTTATGGTGTCCTCACCTAAATATACATCAGGAATAACCGCATCATAATAATCCCTGTCTGAAGGGTCGTGCTCAAATGGAAACTGGTACTCAACCCCAAGTTCCCCGTTCTCACTATTTACTATCTCACCGCCTACGATAACACCTCCACCCCCACTGTTTATGTCGGCAAAACTTTGCTCAATCGCAGTAGGATCTAAATCGGTAAGAGTAACGTTGTTAGGTAAAGGTTCGGCACTTACGATAAGATCAAAGTCTGGTTCAACCACCTCTGCCACAACATCTACTATGCGGGTTATTGTAATTGCACTATTACCCGCTAAATCCACCGCATCCCAATATAAATACTGTCTACCTAATACACTCATGTTGAGACTGCCCGACCTTACTGTAGCGACATCTTGGTCAACATTATCAGTAGCAGTGACCGCATAAGAAGGCTCACTTGTATTTACAATCACAGTTTGGAGTGCAACAGGTTCAACGGTTATAACAGGAGGGGTAGTATCAACCTCAACAACTGGGTTCACTACAATGGTTCTTCGAACAGTAGCCGCGCTTATGCCATCATATACTACGTTCCATTCTTTGAATTGTGTAGTAGGAGATTGCATATCAAACGTGCCTGTCTCTACGACGCCTGTTATTGGATTACCTAAGTAGTCTGCTGCCGAAACATTATAGACTGGTGCTACATCACCCACCTCTAAAACCTGTGTTCCTACTGGAGTGACAGTAATGACCGGTGCACCAACTACGTTTACGTTTATAGATATTTCGCTAAAAGACCTGTACCCATTATCATCCTGTACCTCAACATCAAAAGATATAACAGGTGGTATAGACACTGGAATACTAGACTGCTTGGCTTTACAGCTATATGCGACAACCAAAGGTTGGGCCCCAAAATCAGTTATTTTCCCTTTGCGTTCAAGTGTAATGTAAAGTATCTCATTGGCAGAATCATATGCCATGCCCCCAATAGCTGTAGACGTAGTAAACGGAATGTTGAATTTACCGTAAGATATTGGATAACCATCATATGGGTTAATGAGATTGAGCATATCATCAACTTCGAATACCCAAAACTGGTTTGGGGTATCCCCAACTTCGTAAGTGCTACTGCCGTCCGAAGGATTACCGTTTATACTTTGAATGATTTTATATCCAATACCGCTATTGGCGCCTCCACCTCTACCAAACGCTACAAGCTTTCTTGTGCCAGGCACAATGAAGGCGTAGCGAACGTCACTTAATAGACCAAACACTGGCCCTACAATTAATTTGTTCTGATTAGAACCCGGCACCATCTGATTATCTAGTGAGAAGCCCATTATCTCATTAGTAGGGATAACCCTATTCTGAGTAATGTCGGCGTCTATCGGGAACTGCGGGTCAAACGTAAAGCAACTCGGGCCAAGACTATATCTACCTATGATTGAACGGTTAGGGCCATGCCCCACCATATGGGTTCCCCCCATTTCACTTTGTAGTTCAGTCGGTATTTCAGACATGTATCCTGCACAACGGGCCGCACCCTCCAACTGAAGAAACCCCTTGCTACCTCCGTTCTCTAGGTCGTCTACATCATTAAAAACTTGAAAGTTGTCTTCCCTTTGTCCTCCACCGTCATACCAATCTTCCGATGTAAATTGTGCAGTGTTGTTAAATACTAGTATTCCGTTAAGTCTGTATTCCGAAACTGGAGTAGTGGCAGAACCCTCAGTGAATGCCTCTCTTATATTAACTGAAGCCTGACTAACGGTAGCTGTGGGAGCGGCAGACACGTCGGTGCCCATGTAAAAACTATCTGGTATTAAGTATTCGGCCACCCAGCCAACAGTCTCGTTGCCTGATATGATCAAACCGCCATTAGCTCCTGCATTCGGGTTAAACCCCATAATGCCTTTAGAGAAATTAATGTTATATGGTTCGTTACCAACAAAAGCATCAACCCTAAAACACCCGATGTATTCCATATCCAAGAAAGACTCTAGCCCTAATGGGATGCTGGCGGAACTGGGTGTAGAAGCTACTTGTTCGACCGCAATGTCCTGTGCAAATTTTACCGCCGAGCTAAACGATGGAACAACGAATGAAGGTGTACTAGTAAACTCACCTATAATATCAACAATAGGGCCTTCCTTCTGGCGAACCCTGTACAGAGAACTCCCATCAAGGTTAAGGCTAGAATTTATATCCATAGCCACCGTTTCACCTTCACTGACGTTGTTCTTGTCTGAAGTTATGACAGCTACGGGTCTAACCGAATCATACACAACGTTTACTGGTATCGTCTTACAAGTATCATTGCCGTTAGCACCTGTTATGTTGCAATCAATGTAGATGACCTCGTCTACCTCCAGACTAGGGGCGACAGCAGCAGAGATTGCTGATGTGTAGCTTCCCATAATAAGTGAATTGTAGGTAACTGGGTGCGAATTAGGAAAATTGTTAAACCAACGTACACTAGTCACTTCAGCTGTAGCAACCAAAGTTGAAGCATCTAGACTGATACTTCTGCCTGCACCCACACTTGGTAATACATCTGGTAATAGTGAGAAATCAACACCAGGTGTAAAAGAAGGTACGGTAATCAACTTTTGGGTAGTAGATGTACTACCAAGGCTATCCGTAACCGTAACCTCAAATCTAAAGGCTTTCCATCTAAGCTTGGTTGCAGTGGAACTACGCGCAATATACCAAAGTGGTGCAGTAATAGAGGCAACAGCACTATTGGCATCCGTAATTGCTAATGTCTCACCGCTCACTTGAGCCCACGCAAAACTAACAATGTCATTATCTACGTCAGTACTAAGTGAAGCATCTAATGTAACGGTAGACCCTCCGATTTTATTAAGCCCTAGAGGTTCAGCGACTAATGCTTGCGGGGCATTACTGGTAATGGCAGTACTAGTAATGACTACAGAGTCATTCGCCCCACCACTACTTGACTCTCCTTCATTGTCTGTAACGACAAGCAGGAATGTTATGACTTGATTACCTAATGGCCTAGTTCCTGTAGTAATTAGACTAGTTTCGTCAACGAGAGTTACACTGGGGCCTGATAACTGTATCCATAGTGAGTTGACAATGGTGCCATCAACGTCGGAAGAAGCACTGCCGTCTAAAGTGAACTCAGTGCCTTCTGGTCCAGTTGAGTCTGCCCCTGCGTCTGCTACAGGCGCGTTATTAGGAGCAGTAGTATCTATGAGGTCTTGTGATAGATCAAAATTAATCAAATCACACTGATATGTGCCAACAGAAGACATTATAAAGCTGTCCCCCGAGTTAAGGTTATCCGCGTCAATACTGAACACAACAGTAGGAACAGCATTATCTATAAATGTAATAGTGGTGTAATACCAGTCCATAGTTGAGTATGACGAGTTATTTCTACTGGCTACCCAGTTACTACCCGGCCTTACAGATTTTGAGAGGGTTTGTGTAGCCAACATATCTGTATCGACACCATTATCTATCTCGACATAGTGCGCAGTTGCAGTTGAATACACTTTGAAAGTAGTTACTGTATTGATGTACTTCGTAGGTACTGCAAAGTTTATTACGTCGTTCGTAGCATACTTGACAGAAAGTAAACCCGAAACCCCGCTAACCTGCACAAAGTGCTGCCACCTATCATCTTGGCCTTGGGCACAATGAGATTTCCCCTCTTCGTACTTAACCTTGAATTCAACGATAACCGTATCAACCGATACGGCACCGTGAATACTAGGTACGTTGAAAGGTAATGTTATGTGAGAGAACTGGCCCGCACGAGGTCTCAAAAATTTCATTTATGTATCTCCAAATATTGCATAATCGAATTATAGCAGAATTACAATGATGGGAAAACTGGTAGGTAGTTAGTCAGACTACTACCATCCCTAAATATGTCAAACACTATAGCACTGCTGTTTAAACCTACGGTGTGGGTACTGGAACTATTTCGTTGCATAATCTCCACTCTGAATACATTGGCTTGGTTTCCAAGATTTTCGGGGATGGTGTGATATATCAGGCTAGTGTCGACTTCATTAGTAGCGACAAACTGACTCTCCACTTCTACATTATTCCTGAACAATACTAAACGTATAACGCTATCGGTAAAACTGTATGTCCTGATTTTCATACCATCTATTAATAATGTTCTCGACTTAGTAAGTGTTGCTGTTGGCTGAACAGTAAAACTAAATATCTCAACAGATGGATTACCTGAGTTAATAGTAAATCCGAGATTGGCGTAAATCTCTACCCTCCTGTCCAATACATCCCCTTCTAGGTTTGCCGCATAAACTGTGCCATCAAAAGTACCATCTACCCCTGTCAACGTTCCTGTGAATACACCGTCGACAGAAAGTAATGTCCCTGATATAGAAGCATTAACACACCTCATGGTTCCATTGGAATCGACATTGAAATTGTATGCACTATTGAATTGCCCGTTTGGTAAGGTGTTTATCTCAGTTGTAAGCAACCTGCCTCCAATAAGTAACCAGTCAGTAACAGTGAGTGATTGTGTTGTAATATAATTGGCAGTAAGTTGCTCGATGTAAGCTGTGCGAATAGTAGTGTCTCTGATATAAACCTTGTTATCTTGGACTTGGAATGGGTACACAATACCTGTTGCTGAAACATCCCCAATTATAACATTAGCGGCATCGATGTAGAAAAGTGTGTTGCCATTGTTATTTATGAACCCAACACCTTTTTCTACGTCATCGGCAATAGTTTTGATACCCCATTGGGCTAAATACGACTCCTCTCCTGCATCAACTACAACCGTAGCAAAATCCTCTATCTCAACAGAATTGTCCCCAGACATGGCCTTTAATGAATTTGTTATTGATGTAACTGCGAGATCTGCATCAGTAGCCAATTGCACAGTAGTATTATAATCAGCAAAGTTCTCGCCAAACTGAGTAGTCAATGATGTTTCTATAGTACCTATCGAGTCTTCATTGGTAATACCCAATGCGACGACTGTATTATAATCTGCAAAGTTTGCCCCAAAGTTAGTGATCAACGCTGTATTTATAGTTCCTATTGATGTCTTATTCGTGCCTGTTAACGTGGCTATAGTTGTGTAATCTGCATACCCCTCACCAAAAGTAGATATAAGACTATTCTTAATTGTTATCGTAGAATCAGAAGTAGTCGTTAATAAGTCCATATTAGACTCATATGTCGCAAAGTTTGCCCCGAACTGGGTAGTCAACGATGTGTTTATAGTTCCTATTGAATTCTTATTGGTAGTCCCCAATGCAACAGCCGTATTATAGTCTGCAAAGTTTGCCCCAAAGTTAGTAGTCAGTGAAGTCTCGATAATCCCTATGGAGTCCTCGTTACTAATGCCCAATTGCACCACCGTATTGTAATCTGCAAAGTTTGCCCCGAACTGTGTGATCAATGAAGTCTGTATAATGCCTATCGAGTCCTCGTTGCTATTCCCCAATGCAACGACCATATTATAGTCTGCAAAGTTCTCCCCAAACTGTGTAGTCAACGTAGTCTCAATAGTGCCTATCGACTCCTCGTTTGTAGTGCCTAACTGTACGACCGTACTGTAATCTGCAAAGTTTGCCCCGAACTGTGTGGTCAATGAAGTCTCAATATCACCAATAGCTCCATCATTCGTAGCGGTAAGGTTAACTACATCTGTGTAATCAGCAAAGTTTTCACCAAAAGCAATAACTAGGCTAGTTTCAATATTCCCTGTAGCCGCGTCCGCATCAATAGCTAACTGGCGAACGTCTGAATACGCGCCATACCCAACGCCAAATGTAAGCTCGAGGTCCTGACTTATTGATGAAATGGCGCCCTCATTAACAATCATGAGTTCGACGTTAGATTCATAAGTAGCATAATCAACGCCAAATGCTATATCAAGTTCTTCCTTAATAGACGCAGCCGCACCAATCTCGTCTGCCACAATGAGTACGGTTTCCCTCCAAACAGAATAGTCCTCGCCAAATTCTGCTATTAACTCACTTTCAATAACACCTATAGCAATACTATCGTTTGTCAGAGTAGTGATGTTTTCATTGTATTCAGAATAATCTTCACCAAATGTAGCGTTTAGTGTAGTTTCTCGGGCGCTAAACGCTAAGTCAGTGTTAGCTACCGTGATTAAATTTTGATCCCAAATAGCAAAGTTTTCACCAAACTCTACCGTAAGATTGGTGTTTATAATATCCACTTCGTCAATATTTAACCTAATCTTATCCTTTTCTGCTAACCAGTCTGTGTAGTTAATTCCAAATTGATCCTCGAGGTCTTGGGCAGTGCTTTCGCCTTGACCCCCTATGCTTAAAATATTATCTTTCGCTATAACCCATTCAGCGTAAGCAGGTCCAAACTGTGCGAGCAAATCAGCAGTAGTTGACGAAGCTTCGGCCGCGGCCTCATCAGCAGTATTGCTAATCGCATCAAAGTCGTAAGAGTCTATGATATTTAGTTGTTCCTGTAGCTCTGGTGTAAAAAACTCAGCGGATATGCCGTCAGATATTCCTTGTAGTATAGTGCCAACAGCAAGCAGTGAAATAGCGTAGTCGCCTCCTGGTTTATGTACTGCACTCACCACACCGTCCAAGTTTACGTGTGCAACCCAAATGTATGCCCCCATTTCTTGAGGTAGGGCAACGAACTCGACTTGCCCTGTTGCGGCATAGGCCAGTTGGGTAATCTGATTCAAGTTTGGTGGCAATGATGGAAGTCCACCAGTAGGCAAATCAGACTGAACGTAGATATTCGTATGTGAGTACCCAGAAAAAGCTGTACCATCCCACGCAACAACTATGCCTCCAGTAAAAGGGGTAAGCACAACGTTCGTAGGCTGAGTAGGCAACTCGACTTCTGGATCAACAGGAGTAGTTCCTCCACCATTACCTGAACCACTACCTGAACCGCTACCTGAACCACCAACCACACCAAGCTTAGACAGGTCTAAACCTCGAAGGTCTCTATATGTGACAGCCTCGTCCAATTGATTACCACGTTTAGCTCCACCTAATATCTGCATAGACTCACGCAAAGAGTTCAAAAACGGACGCAAATGCTGAAGGTCTTTACCGAGCTGTGGTACTGGTGGAACACTGGGTTGGCGTTTAGACATCTTTATTGAGCTCCTGCACCGATGATGCTTGTCCTATTGACCTTATGTCTACGTCACCTTGCACCCTGAAAAACCACTCAACTGTATTACTTTCAGTAGGCACATAGAAAAACGTATCGTTTATCACCTCTTTGCTGTAACTATACTGCTCCGCAACAGTTTCACCCTCTTTAACAATACGCTCACCAACGAAGGTAACAGTAACCGGGTACTTGTTTGCACGAACTCGAGCACAGTAAAGGTTTTTCCCTTGGTGAGTACGGTAGTGTTTACTCTCATAATCAATGGCCATAAAAGTAGAGCCTCCATCGAACTCAAATAAATCACCACTGTTATTCGTAAAGATTAATGCCTCAGTTTCAGGATCAGTGTAAACCGCTTTCATTTCTAAGCTAACAGTACTTACACCTTTTTGCGGAGTCGAAGGGTCGAACACTAACACTCTTCCATCATCCAATAAGATGATAAGCAAATCTTCGTGCCGGCTAAAGCGCATTGTTAGAGGGTTTAGATCCTTCCACTCTTTAGCGGTGTAGAAAGGCTCTGAGATTAAGTTAACTTCTGTATTAGAAAATGCCCATAGACCGCGCTTACCTGCATACAAGACGGCACCAGCGACTTCTACAACAGCCTCGCTATTAATAGCAGGTGCAGGTTTAGCAAGTCTAAGCCTGCTTACCGAAGCTGGGTGTACACCCGACACTAGATATGGGTGGTCATTTGTAAGGACTACAACATCAGCACCATAGTTTATAGTTCTGACAAGCTTCTCACTAAAAACCATGTAATATTCAGTAGGCCAAGCATGGCTAACCTTTGGCTCAGAAAAACAAACCATCTTTTCATTGTGTCCGCACAAGAAGGCTTCGCTCATTACACAAATGTGCTGTAGAGGCCCGTTGCTAAACGTAGTTATGTTATCGTCTGGTGGGCCTATCCAGTCTTCCGACAGCAACCCTTCTTGGAGATCCCCCGAAGTTATCTTATCTACATAGGTAGGAACTGTTACACCTACTTCTGCCAAGAACTGGTATATACCATCACCTGATGAACTATTATTAAGACGATAGATATACCATTTTGCGGATCCAGTAAGTAGAGGGTATCCAGTAGGAACGGCAGGAAGTGTAATCGTCACCTTCTTTACCATTTCATTATCATACTCACGAATGTCGACATCGATGGTTGGAACTGAAGAAGGGCCGACTCTACCCCACCTATCTACCAGAACTAATTTATAGCTCGTTAGAAATAAGTCCAGGTTAAGAGGATCGTAATCTGGGTCGCCCACAGCATCACCTGTGTAATCTTCATTGTCTTCGACCAATAAAGTTGCAGTATCAGGAATAGGTACACCCAAACGATAGGTGACGTTAGGGAAAACACTCCCCCCAGTAGCAACATCGATTCTAGTTATTTTGGGAAACGCATCATCAGTTATGACTACCGTATCAAAAGGGTCGTTAAGTAACGGGTCTTCGACAGCATAAGTAGGCATGTTCCAAGCAAACCAATAAGTGTCTGCATAATGGAAAAGGTGAGTGGAAACTGCTGGCACCGACGCGCTAAGATCAAGTGGCACACACCAACCCTGCAATGTCTCAGACATGTCTAAATTCTCTGCTTTAACGCTCAAGCCGTCTAGTAACTGCTCTGGATTAAGTCGGGGCGCAGTGCCTTTAAATTCTGTTACCAATATAAGCATTATTCATCACCTTTAAAAATATCTTTTCTTGCTTCGCGTACCGCCTTACGTGCCCAAGGCAACTGTGAGACTAAGGGGATGTGCCTCTCAACCGATAAATCCCCTGCAAACATATCAACGAAATAGCCAGTAGTTGGGCCCGCCGCTACTACAAGTGGGTTCTTTCCATATTCACTCATTTCGTATGGCAACTGTGCCATGCTATATGGCCCAAGTCCACCAGTAGCCAAAAGGCTTTGGTTAACGAACTCACTTAAGGTTCGATCCCCTCTTGGGTTTCCAAACGGGTACTTTATGTATTCTCTTAGCATTTCAGACATCATAGCAAGTGGAACTAGTGTAAGCCCAGTTGCTATAACCATCTGCAAAGCTTTTCCATCACTGTTCTGACTCTCGCGGTAAACAGACTTGTGCACGTTGTCATAAAAACCGTAAAAGAATTTCTTAAGAGAAGTGAACACTGCAAACCTCGGGTCTGTGGCAATCAAAGGCAATTGAGAATGGTGAGGGTTAGTCACCGACTCGTTTACGAATCTATGTAGTGCATCACGGTAAGCTCTCCCTGCCTTTGTATCGAGTGATGGGTTAGCCATGTACTCTTTAATCGTCTTAGCATCGATCTCTAGCTCAGCGAGCATACGCTTAGACCGTTCGGTATCTGAAGTAGCGTGCGCCTCTAGGAAACGCCTACCTGTAGACGCTGCCAAAGCTCTATTTATCTCAGTTAGCCAATTCTGTCTATTAAGCTCAAACACTGTAGAAGTTATCTTTTGCGCGGTACGCCCAGTGGTCAACGCATCCATTGCATATAACCTCTGCAAAGCATGTTGAATAACCTCATGACTGATTATCCCCATATCTCGGGCAAATGTGCGTAAGTCCTCACGGCCTGTACCGCTTAACACCTTTCTAAACTCACTGCCCAATCCGTCTATTTCGCCTCTGTGTCGGGTAACAATAGAACCAAGCTCGGGTATACTGGCAACTGCCGAGAACCAAAGAACTGTCGCTGTCTGAAATGCGAGTGCAGCCGAATTAAATTTAGTTAAGTATGGATTAATGTTCTGGGCATTCTTACCTGTAATCCCCGCCATTAGTCTCTGCATCTCACCGTGATTAGCAGGATGCACTTCATTTTTCATTCGATTAAACTCAAAGTTAGGATCACCGTCCTTGCCCATATACTTATTCCACATAGACCAAGAAGCCGCACCATGAGCGTAATGCTCTAGATGCCTCGGTGCGTCATTGTCTAGGAACCCTGCCGAATCTAGTTCTTTGAGTACACCTTTTAGCTGATTAGTTCGTGAACGAGTACTGTCTTTAGGCGTACTATCGACCGCCCATTCTGCTTGACCGTTACCAGCAAAGATCCTCTCTACAAAGGCTTCTGGGTTAGGAATCTTTGCCTTTCTTACTATCTCTAGAAAACCTTGGCGGTCTTGGTCTATAGCACTTATATTGAGTGCTATAATAGGACCATCGCGCATAACGTGGTTCGGATCATTAGCCCTTATTTGGTCATCGACATACTTAACCCAAGCAAGGTACTTAATGGCCTCTGGAGAATATACGCCTTTGATAGCATCGTCATACCCTTTTTGGACAGCGGCACTATCCCCAATGTCTGCTATTTTTGTTATTAAGTGCTCTGCTTTCATTTGCGCGTTCAAAGTATATTGCTTCGCTCTAAACGCTATCTCAGGGTGAATACGGTCTAAACGAGTATTTATCATTTCTACAAAACGAAATATACCTTTGGGTGCTTTTTTACGCATACGTCTAACAACTTTAATAGTCTGGCGATTATCGCGTATCCTTTTGCCCTTGTCCTTTCCGTTCTTGCTCCATCTACGCTTGCGCTGTTTTTCCCTAGCAGCCTCTAGAGCCAATCGCTTTTTCTTATCAATCTCGATAGCAGCAACATCAAACTCTTCTTGCTCTTTGGCATCTAGCTCTGCCTGTTTTTCAGCATCCCTACGAGCCTTTACTTCCTCTCTCTTGCTAACTGTCCTTTCAGAAGCTTCACCTTGCTTAACCTCTTTTTTAGGTTTCTTTGGTACTCCTTCAGACTTTGGCTCATTTTTGGCAGGTTTAGGTCGTGATTCTCTCCACTTAGACTCAAGTTGTGCCTCTGAATCCTTACGAGAAGCCTCCTTATCTTCGATAGCCTTGCGTACAGCTTGTGCAAATTCTGCCTCAGATCTAACATGGGCTTCTGCCTGCTCAATAGTTAAGTTGTTAGCCTCGGCATACTCTTTGATATTTCTTTCCGTGGCAAGAATATATTCCTGTACAGCGTTTGCTTCAAATTCGTCAGCAAACTTAATGTAAGATTTGATTACTTCCAATCCTTGCATAACATCATTCAGAGTCTTTAACTGCTTATCATTCATAAGGGAAACCTTCGTCCCTGAAAGCATAGCCACATACATTCTACTAAAGGTTTGGTATTTAGCAGCTAATTCCTTCTTAAGCCTATTAACATCAACTGGGTCAGGAAGGTTAGAAAGTTCCTTGCCGTCTAGTGCCGTTCCGAGTACATCACTATTCTGGTCAGATTTTTGGTCAAAAGTATCTGGTATGTTCTTTATGTAGGATTTGATTACTTCCATTTCTTGCATAACATCATTCAGAGTCTTTAACTGCTTTTCATTCATAAGGGAAACCTTCTTCCCTGAAAGCATAGCCATGTACATTCTACTAAGGGTTTGGTATTTAGCAGTTAATTCCTTCTTAAGTCTCTTAACATCAACTGGGTCACTAAGGTCAGAAAGTTCCTTGCCGTCTAGTGCCGTTCCGAATACATCACTATTATGGTCACCTTTGCTGACAGGAGTTACCCCAGTTCCACCAGTACCTTGTTTAATAGTACGGGTGCTAAAGTCAGTGCTAGAGTTATCACGACCTGCCCCCAACGCTGACACATTCTCAAGGGCAATTCTTTCCCCTTGGTCTTCATTATTACGGTCAGTATTGTGTAAAGCACTGGCCTCTGTTTCGTCGCGGTAGAGAATATTCTGTGGGTCATCTTCGTCAACCCAATCGTTACGGCCTGTACCGTACTCCCCCTCAGTCATGTTATCAGTGTCAAAATACACACTGGCTTGAAAACCCTTAGACTCGATAAACTCAGCCGCTAAACGCTGTTGGGTTTTAATCTTACGCATAGTGATAGCTCCGAACTTATCTCGGCCTTCTAGACGATATAGAACTGTGTCCCCTTTTATATCCAACCTACTAGCAGTGGCTCCCATATCTGCTAGTAGACTTAGACCAGAGAAGAAACCTTGTAGAACTACTCTGGATGCACCTTCGTACCCTTCGCCTTTAGTCCCGCCCATTTTTCTAACCAATTCATCGATAGAAGTATAGCTAACCCCATCAATCTTTATACCATCGGTATCCATGCCCAACTGTGTAATGTACTCATAGGGTATTGGCCCCATTGATGTTTCGAGTACTTGGCTCTTAGGCATACCTTTCTTTAAAGCGGCGACTGTATTACGTATTACTTGTTTAAGCTCAGTAGCAAGGTTCCTTTTTGGTGTACGCCCTACAATATGTCCTTCCACAAATAAATTGAGCTCAGTAAGATGCTCTAACGCTTTTTCAAAGTCACCGTCCTTAATAAGAGCAGACAACTTGTCTATAGTCTGTTTTTTTAGAACACGGGCAGGTCGGTGCCCATTAACCGCTTCGTTAGCAATGCCTCTTTCAGCAGAAGTTATAAAGCTTGGATGGGAGCCTTTCCACTCTGTGCCTACTAAGTCACCTAAATTGTCTTTGTCTTTAGGTATGTATCTGTTTGCAATATATTTTAAGAAATTGCTCATTCCTCCTTTATCTATGCCCATTTCTGGCATAGATGCCAATTGACCGAGCATATCCATAACTTGCTTGGCAAAACCTTTTTTATTGGCCAGTCGTTCACGATCACCCATATCAGGATCATCAAGTTCACCCACTAGCATTTCATTCAGCGCTTCTTCGAATGGGTCGACAACTGCTTGGGTATCACCCGCAACCGTATCTCCATTATCATTAACGTACTCTTGCTGTAATTGCTGTTGGTCAGTGTTGGTCCTTCCAATATCCGAGTCCATTAAATCTAAACGTGTCTTTGCTATATCCAATATCACTTTGACTGCGGCAATAACTTTCTTGTCCTTACTGCCCATCGCACTTTTAACAGATTCGTAAAGTGACTTTATCTGAGCATCGCCGTCTTTATTACCTGCCTCTTTTTTCATACGTTCAAACGTAGTAGCTGGCGTTTGCTTAGCAGGGGCACTTTTTTTGCCTTCAGCCTTAGTCGCGGCTTTAATATCATTCTTATTAGAATTGAGCGCAGTATCTAATATTTTATGTATAAGCCTTGCCTTGGCTACTTTAAATAGCGCTTCTTCTTTTAACTTTTGGTTCGTATCATTATTGACTCTGTCTTCCGCGTCAGGTTCAAGCATGAACTTAGGAAGGTCTGTCGAAGGGTTTTTAGGTGCAGGACTATCTTCCTTACGCGAAAAAAATAAATATCCAGATTCATCATATACTTCAGCAAAAGTAATCTTTTGCTTTTCATCATCGGTAAGATTAAACAAAACCTTGTCAATCTTTGTGTCATTGTAGTCTTCGCCTAAGTAGGCAACCGCAATATCCTTTAAATCCGACCATACTGTGGCCTCATCGACTGCCTCTAAGTCTCTACTGGCCGCGATTTGCTTTCGCTCAAACTCAGTTCTATCGCTTGGTGTAGAAGTAACCAAAGCTTTAGCTATAAACTTAAGTTGTTCCTTATATGAAGCCTTTTCGGGAACCATAGACTTAGAACCCTCACTGTTCTTAGAAGTGTCATTCTCGCGATCAAATATTTTACTAATGATAGTGACGAGCTTCTCTCGCATGGACTTCTCGACTTCCTCCGCTTTCTTAACTCTTTGCTGAATGGTTTTAGGCTTGGCCTCTGAAGTATCAGGTGTAACACCTTCCTTAGATAGCTCAAGGTCAGACTTTCCAGTAGTCTCATTCTCGCCCTGTTTGGTGGTAATAGGATCCTTAACCTTCTTAATGGGATCTTTACCTGCCGCCTCACGCTTGGATGCACCTACATCTTTGGCTGTTTTCTTAGTCTCAGGGCTACGGAAACTCTGCCACATTTCTTTGGTCTTAAAAGATTTGGCTTTCCTATTTATAAAACCGTGAAGTCTAGGCGAGATAGCTTTGATAGCTTTTTTCACGTCCTCAGTATTCTTTGTCTTATCCGCTTGGGCGAGCAAAGCTAGTGTTTTCTTAGGTAGCTTAATCTCATTATTACGCACCTTATCCATCACGCGGTAAAAAGCCTCACCTAGCCAAGTCGTGTATTGGTCAACATCGTACTTACCTATAACATCATTGTCCTGCCCAGATACATCATCCATCAAATAACGTGTTACTTCATCTTCGGTTATGCTACCGTTCTCTATGGCACTCTCTACCTCTTTATAGGTAATTGGCTTACCTTCTTTTAGAAGTACGCCCTCCACCCTTTCATAGTCTTTAGAGTTCAGGTTCGGCAGGTCAGTGTGGTCTTGTCCATACTTCTCAGACCAATCGTTGTCCTTACCGTACTTTTCATTATTATCCTTCCAGTACTTATCCTTAGCCTCCTCATTGCCTTTTTCATAAGTACCTGCATCGATGGCATCATCCATACGCTTAGAATCTTCTTCACTTATAGGGGCCTCGTTTGGTGCAGGGACTTCACTCTCGTATTTCTTGATATTTCCCTCTTCATCACGCTCCCAACCATCCCACTCCATTTTTTCTTTGGCTTTGTCATAGCTATACTTAACACCGTTTGCAATGGCATAAGACCCTCCACCGAACGCAGCTCCGCCGAACATCCCTCTGAGTGAGTCATCTATGACCATATTAAGGTCGACTTCAGCATTCTCTTTTTTAAGGGCGATATTCTGAATCATTTGACTTGATAGGGACTCTACGAACGATGTAGGCATTTCTACCGCAGCACCGATACCCGCAGTTTGGAAACCTTTTATAATTTTTTCACCGACAAACTTACCCGCTTTTGAATCTAATGATCCAAGAACCCTGTCTAGTACTACGCCTACTGGAAGTTTCGTCATAGCACCGGATACAATGCCTGCACCTAAAGAAGCAAAAGGGTTGTTCTCGCTTCCTTGTGCTTCTAATTCAGCCTCCATAGCACCACCTGACTGAATACCTGCCGAAATACCTGCGCCAGTAGCAGCTCTGCTCGCAATCATCTTACTTAACGCAGTACTAGCAACCCTTCTCGCTAATATGGCTGGAGCAGAAGCACCAAGTGTTGCGGCCGTAATCCCTACATCTACTAAAAGACCAGGTAATGCTTCACCGAATGTTTCTACACCGTAAGTAAACGCATCACCTGCATCCTCGATTTCTTCGTAAGTTTCAATAGCTCTGGAATTGAAAGTATTAGCATTCTGTGCCTCGGTAAACATTTCCTTACCATAGTTTCGCATGATGTCACTATCAAGGCGGTCACCTATGTAATTTATAGCCCCACCAAGTGACATCTTAGCATCTTCTTCACCTCTGTCCCATGAGCGAGACAGTGAGCCACGGCTATCGGATATACCGCTTTTTTGACCATTTATTCTTCGGCCAATCTGTATGATCATGTCATCAATAGATTCCCTGCCACTTGTGTACCGGTTAATCGTTTCGTCAGTAGTCCTTTCCATACCGAACGCCTGCCGAATATTTCCGTACATTTCACTGTCTTGTTCTGCTTGATTGGAACTAAGTGTAGGGGATGCCATGCCTCCCGCTATAAGATTACTGGAAACATTTTCGCCGTCAGGGTAGGTTATATCTGTAAGTTCTCTGCCGTAATGCCCTTGATCGCCAGTATCATTGGCTTTGGCCCCTTCTTGGACTAACTCAGATAATAAGTTTTTGGCGCCTTCGGCATTGGGGTGGTTCTTAGTGATTTCGGGGGAGTTGAAACCTAAAGCACGATGGCCTACCTTGTCATCGCCTTCGCCTGAGTAGACGGTATCACCGTCGACATTTTTACCTTCTGCGATTAGTTGCTCAAGCAAATTCATAAATAGTTCCTAAGTAATGGCCTGTGCCAATATTAGCACCATTACTAATATTTATGAATTATCGTTTAAGATTTGGCTGTTGTTTGCTCTTTGACTCTATCAATGAACGCGCTAGCCGCCATATCGAGATTTGAGATACCGTTCTGCTTTCCGAACGTGACTATATCGGCCAAGTGCTGCTCCTGTGCCTTTACATCACTCATGTCTATTTTGTTAGCCAACATACTATATGCCACACTAAGTGAGTTTATCTTTTTGCCTTCTGGAAGAATATCGCTATTCTGTAAACCCTTAGTAAGCTTATATAGTCCACCAAAAGCAGTTGCACCTTCAAAGCCTAATACAGTTTCTAGACCTAAGTCATTAGCCATGATGAAGTTGGCTGTCAAAGACTGCATATCCGCAACGGTATTACTTACCTCCTGCCCTCGGTCATCTACACCTACACGGGTCATGGCCTCTGCTAACTGCTTAAACACAGGTGTCGAATCTTTAAGGTAATTACTGTAAGTAAGATCATTACCTTCTTCCATGTCGTTGTACGTTTCCTGTAGGTCAGCAACCCCTTGTGCGTAAGCCAACTGCTTAGTCCTAGTATCAAGTCCCAAAGCATCTAACTCTGCTCTACTCGCAAACGTGCCTGTGTTTACATAATTCGTACCACTAGACGCGTCTAAGGGCGAACCTGACTTAATCATTAGGTCAATAACTTTTTTTCTTTTATCTTTGGTGGCATTGAGCGCAGTTGAGGTATCACCGAACATCTTAGTAAGGTATGCCTTGTCACTCGTATCTAGACTTGAGTTCTTAGTCTCCTGACCAACAAAGTCTTTCCACGATAGCTCTCTATTCTCTGGGGTAGCGGACTTGGCCATAGCAGGGCTTTTCAAAAACTCGACATCTTCCCCCATAGCAAAATCTACGATTTTTGCACTGCTATACTTTATAGCACTGACCGATTGAGATGCAGGGTGTGCATCTGATACAAAGTCAAAAGCTGAATTGACAGCTTTATCTATACTACCCGGACCTTTCCCAAAGTGGCCGCTTATAGGCGCCGCATCTAACTTGGCCTGTTCCCCTTTGTTATGCTTGTTGACTCTTTCTTGTTCCGCTTTAAACTTCGCATCATTTTCTTTGTACAGTCTCATTTTTTCACGAGCATTCTCGCGGACTTCAAATTGCTCTGATGTTATTACTTCGTTGCCATCTACAACAAGACCTGCGCTATCATCTAAGATGGCTGACATAAGTGCGCCATCTTCATCGATATCTACCGCCTCTCCCATAAGACTAGATACCTTGTGCATTACTGCATAGAGTTGGTCGTTAGGGATGCGCAGCTGCTCGGATTCATTAACACTAGGGTCTACTGTAAACGGTAGAAAACCCTTACCTTCTTTGCTCTTGGTTGAAAGAAAAGTAAAGTCCCCATCCTTACGAGCGTAAATACCCTCTCCACTACCACTGTTACCCCTAGCTCCGTTTATAACTTCGTTGTCTACTGACTGGGGCATGAATAGGTCAGTAACGTCTACATTTTCACCGGAAGCCATAGTTTCTTCAAATGCTTGCTTCTGGTTTTGGATGTTGGTTATATTGTCAGACCGTTCTTGAGATTCTTGTGCCTTAAGCCTAGTGGCCTCAGTCGCATTTTGGCGACGCGCAACCATATTGTCACCTTCGGTCTTTTCAAAATCAAACCTGCCTTGCGCCCTATTGTCGCTCAGTGTTGCAAAATGATTGCTTGAAGCGAGTCTGGCAAAACCTAACGCATTACTTTTCTCAGCGGCATCAGTTTGAGTACGCCAGTCTAAGGTATGTTGCTTACCTTGCTGGTTGAGACTGGCGTACTTATAGTCCATATTGTCTTGAAAGTTCTCATCAGCAATACTTAGACCACGGTTCCTAGTAGTGTTATCTATGCCGTGACGAGTATTTACATTCTGCTCCACAACCCCCGCAAACCCGAAGTTACGGGCATCAGTAATAACCTGCTGTTCGTGCTTACGCTCATTCAAAGCGTGAGTCTTCTGAAACTGCTTGTCGTTTTGCAACAAAGCCTTTTCTTTATAGTTTTTGTCGTTCCACATTTGTAGACCGCGAAGGAAATAATCTGCACCTGCCATTAGATTGCTCCTCCTGCAATACTGCCCAAGGCACCACCAATACCTGCACCCGGTGCACCACCAATAGCTGCTCCTGCAATACTACCTACCGTACCTAAAACACTACTCATGAACCCACGCTTCGCATTTTTATACTCTAATTCGCGAGCAGTGCGGTTGGAAGCGATTTGTGCGAGTGCCTGAGTACTGCCAGATTCCAGTGCGCTACCAATCTGCATGAGATCGTTGTTAACGGCCTCATTGTAGTTTCTCTGGTTCTCTCGGCCTTTGTTTGTAAGAACTGAACGCCCAATACTTACATTGGTAGATATGTCCCTCCCTACACCCCTTTTCTGTGCGTTAGTCAACCTCTCACCTGTCATACTAAGATTTCGTTTAACCTGTTCTCGAGTACGCCCCTCTAATCTAGAGGCATCTTCAGTAGCTTGGTCGACTATATCCGTACTATTGGCTTCTTCCTCTAAATTATCAATAAGAGGCGAATAATACTTCTCAAAGTTTGAACGCTGACCTGCATACATAGCCTTTAATTGGTCATCGACACTCTGGTTATTATCTATAGCTGCACTGTGGGCGACATTAATAGCATTTGTGGATTTACGCTTGGCATACTCAAGCTGTGCATCAGTAATGCTTGTGACGTTACTGGAACTATTGCCTGTCGATTGCGTAGTTCCGACTGGTTCATCAATACGTTGGACTTGACTCATATCTTTTTACCTTTTTCATCCCAAACTTTGTTATCTGGGTCATAACTAGATCGAGATTTACCTATGTCATAGTGTGCCATACCGTATCCAGCACTCGCCGCCGCCACATCGACCACATCGTTTGCAGTCTTAAACTGCCTACGCATCTTATCCATGCTACGCATACTATCAATTTCTGAGATGTTCATGGCGCTTCGAGTTGTATCCCTTAATTGAGTTACAGTGCTACTCGCCCCATTCGCTATGTTCTGGCCTTGAGCTACCTCTCCTGCCGTACCTTTGGCTAAGGTGGAACGAGCCTGTTCTGTTGCTACGCCGCTTACTATCTTAGCTATTTTAGACTTGTTGGCACCTGTAGTTTTACGCTGAGAATCACGGTTAGCTATAGCAATATCCGCAGAGCCTTTGCCTCGCTCACGAGTAGACCTGTCCCTTTTATTATCAAGGACAAATTGGGTGCCAACCTTTTTAACTAACTGATTCCCCTTTTTTCCAAAGTACACCTGATTCTTTTGGGCTTCGGTTTCGCTTACAGGGGTTTCAGGCTTACTCGGTTTACTCACGCTATATTCCTCTCGTAAAACTCACCAGTGAACACAAATCCTATTCGCTCGGCAATTCGCTTCCAACCCTTACGTTCGGTATGAAACGTCAATCTCTCTACTTGTCTGGTTTCCGCATATTCTTTAATCCCCTTAAAGCCCTCCATAAGATCTCCATGCCCAGTATAAGCGCAAGAAATCCAGATATGAACCCTATCGCAATGAGGGGTGACGACACTAAACCCATCCTTATGCAGAAGTAAATGAGACTCGCCAGAAAAAATACTATCAGCGACGTAATCAGGATGTGCTTGTGGGTCATATCTTGCCAACCTTAATAAACATGCATTTATCTTAGTAGCTAGTTCTTCTTGTAGTTCTAGCAAAAGGAATTCCTCCATATGACGCAATACGTAGGGGCTTGGATACATTGCGATTAGCTTCTCTTCTAGCCTTAAGCATTTCAGTATCAAAAAGTATACGGTAAGCATCAACCTCATACCGATTCATATTAGGCTTCCAGTCTTGGCCCGGTGTACTTAACAGATGCCATACTGAACCTGTGCGGATAATATCATAATATCTGTTTGCTAAGTCATCTGATATCTCCAGAATGTTCCTATCGACCTGCAACTTGAACTCTGCTGCTATTACACCTACGTCGTCAGACTCCATAACACGTAGTTCACTAGCAGTGGCGTAAACGTGTAAAGGTTTTCCTTCGATACTAAGAGATAACCCTACTCCGTCTATGGAAGTAAGAACACGACTCTTGCCATTTTCTGGGTGAAAATTGACTTGCTGTAAAGCCATAATATAGGTATGTTCAGGAAGAGACACAATGTATCTATTTTCGCCTCTACTGAATGTAGAATTGTATTCAAACCGCCAAGACCCTGTCTCACGAAGGAACTCTATTAGCGATTTCCTAACTGCCCGCAAGACTACTGAGTCTAATGGCTCGGGGTAGTCCTTACGTATGTCCTCCACTAGTTCGGATAATTTCATTATGAAGCACCTTTAGCACCTGTGGGCTGTCTATTCTTAGCACTACGCATTTCCTGATTCTGGTCAGTAACACCCATCTGCTCGTTAAACACCTTAAGCATGTCAAAAGCCCTAGCCTGTGCTTCAGGACTCTCTAACTGCTTCAAGAAAGCCCTATACAAAACATAGTTAGCTAAAGGGGCGGCATATATATCTGGTAATGGAAAAGCGTCTGCCATATCAGCGACAAGTATAGGCGCCATACCTACTACAATTTTTAGACCGCTATCTGTCACACCCGAATGTGGAGGGTATACATAATAAGTTCTAGGGTTAGTATCTGATAGCACGAACCTCTTAGTCAAAGGAGCTGATGTGTCTAAAGGCCAATTTACATTCTCTTTATCCAGAGTCTCCCTCTCAACGCGACGAACTATACGAGTCAAATCACCACCTGGTAAGTTTACATTGCCTACCACTTCTAAAAGCAAAGTAGCCCCCGCAGGAATTGATTGGAACGCACCCGCAACTAAAACAACGTCTAGTGTTGAACTAGACGCCTCTGGACGGATACGGGCTATCTCGGCAGCACCTTCGTTAACCCATTCGATAAGTTCGGGGTCTTTGTGCGAAGTACCGCCAGAATCTATATCGCGTAATAGTATTCGGACACGAGAATTAACAATTGTACCTACGGTTAACATGGGCTTTCCTTTTACTCAGTAGTCGTGCTGACCTTGGCTTTCTTTGCCTCGGCATTTCGTTTTCGAGTAGCAGCGGCTTTCTTTGCGGAAGCCGCTCTCTTGGCGGCATTCTGCAACTCTTGCTTTTCAACCAAAGGGTTGTCAGCACTGCCAATCGCCTGCATCTGCTTTTGGTTGTCAGTTAAGTCTGAAGAACCGACTGCTAGATCAATAATCTCGTCAAACTCTTCGGTAGAACCTTTCTGGTCTTGTGCAAAACTGCCTTCTGGGACAAGCCCTTTTCTCAGGCACGCATCTACTAAATGATCTGGCGCATTTTTTACTGAGCCGGCTTCGATAGCAAAGATGTGTCCGGTACTAGTCGTGACTCTTACTAATTCTGATTGAAAATTCTTAAATCTCATTGGGGGTATTCCTATAATGACTGGGGGAGCGCCCTCTTCCTTGACGGCCCCCCAACACCTGTTTAGATAGCCATATCAACTATGATAGTGCCGTAATCCTGCTTAACCGTATCGCGGTCAACCGCGTTCTTGGCAAACAAGTACTTAGGCTTTTTAAAGCCAAAGATTTTAGAATACGCGATGCCGTAGTTGTTACCGTAATCGAAATGATCACGTTCATCCCAACTACCTGCGTCAAGATCGACAATAGCTAGTGCCTGAGCGCCTGCCAAAATAGCACGACAGCCTTCAACATTAGTGCCTGCGCCCCACTTAGTGGTCGCAGTAAGCGTAGTCGGTACGTGACGGAACTCGTGGATAAACAAACCGTCTACCTTGAAAGTGTCACCGCCTTCCCACAAACTGTTGCCATCACCGCGAACACCTGCATGTCTAGCGTTTTCTAGAAAGTTAGGGTCTAACTTAAGCGATGCCATAGCCATAGGGTGTAGGAATAAATGGTAGACCTCAGAGCCTCCATTACCGCGAACACCACGCACATAATTTGTTTTTGCATATGCCTGCAAATAAACTATATGGGCATAACCGAATTTATCAGTAGCTGTAAGGTCAGTAGTACCCAAACCAGCAGTAAGGTTTTCACCCTGTACCACTAAGTAGCGTTCACTAGAAGGTGCAGAAACATCTGATGCGAATGACAAATTACCTAAGTTACCGGGCCTTGTGCCACCAGAGTTACGGTTGGTGTAAGGCATGCCTGCAAGTGTCAAGAATGAAAGTTGGTCACAACGGTCTGCAAGCCAGTAAGATAACTGATCTTTGGCTTGGTCACGGAAGTGAATAACAGTAGCTTGGTCGTTGAGTTTACCAGTGTTACGTACACCGTTACGTAGTTGATCGATCTGAATCTTGTCCTGTACGGAAGTCATTTCTGACTCGTTACCAACCAGTTCGTTATCACCAGTTACTCCATCTTCTTCGATATCAGGAACAAGCGTAATTACAGCTTCTAGACCACGTTCAGACTTTGTAAGTTCTGGAATGCGCTGAATCATTGCGTTCTGACCAGTGCCTGTGAAACGTGAGGTAAACATCTTCTCACGGGCTTGGTGCCATACTTCTCGCGACCAAACCATCTTGGAATCGTCGTCTAGTAAAGCAAAATTGGTTTTCATTTTGAATCTCCGGTTTTCCCTAGCAAATGTGAAACAAATCTAGGGCAAATTAAATATAATAAGCCTTGTTTTGTCCCGTTCGTGGGTCTATCGGAGCACATGGAGTGCGGCATACTTTACAGTGTATGGCTGGAGTTTTTTACGAGTTCACCACTCGAATACGTTTATATTAGTAGCATTGCCTACCACTGTCAAATAGTAGGCATAAAAAACTCCAGTGGGGTTACTGCTAAGTGAGAAAATCCCCTCTAGCTTTCCTTTTCGCCAAATCGTTATCCTCGCTAAACAACTGCTTATCTGTAAGGTTACGTGCCTGAAAAGCTGAAGACTCGTTAGGGCTAGAACTACCATTGAGTGCGCCCTTCTCTTTGGTAGCCAGTTCAGTCTTACGTGCAATATCTAAACTTCTCGGCTTAGGAGGCACAGGTGCCTTCGCCTTTGGTGAGCGGTCTTCAATCTCGTATTCTGTTGCAACCTCATTAGCCGCACGTAAAAGCGCGTCAGCTGGTTCCATACTCCGTTTTTGTAGGTAAAAATCACGAAGGTCAATGACCTCACCAATAAGTGTATCGTCTGCTAGATCACTGCCAAACTCGAACTCAGGGAAAGACTTATATATTCTATCCGTAACGGTAACAAAAGCTTTCTCTTCCGCGTCTTTCATAAGGTCTTGCTTTACCGCACTGCGTGTCTGTTCGGTCGCTATGGCCACTGCACTATCAGTAGCAGTCTGAAGCATTTCCCCGAAGATCCCCATAGCAACCTCAGTATCTCCGTCAAGCATAGCAGACTGCATAGTCTTGAATTTCTTAGGGTCTAACTCAGCCTTCTTGTTCTCAACGACTTCATCAGTATTAGCTGTTGGTTGTTTGGCCTTAAGTGCATCTAACTCGGCTTGAACGGCATTTCTTTTAGCGACTTCTTTCTTAAGCCTTGAGCGTGGCACAGAAGTAGGAATGTCCTCCTGCGAGTCGATATCATCTTTGCCTGCTTTCGTCTTAGCTTTATCGCCATCTTTACCATCGGCCTTATCATCTGCTAGTTTTTCAGTTTCAGTACCATCAGGATCAGTAGTAGCTTCTACTGGATCAGGTTTTGCATCTGCATTGGTTTCAATAGGGGCAAGTTCATCTGAAGAGTCATCAATAACAGGCTCTATAAAATCACCGCGTGCCTTTTTGTCTACAGCTAATGTAGATTCAAATATGTCGCCACCAAACTCATTAACACCACTCTTAGGTACTGCAATGGCATCATCGTTATCATCTAATTCTAATTTTTTAGGCATTAGGCTTTCTCTCTCTTAGTTGGGGGTTTATCTGGCTTACTAGCTACATCCATAGCTTTGGTGGCCAGTGTAGTAGCCGAACGACTGTCATTCATACTAGAAGCATTCGCGTGACTTTTCGCTGCCAATACAACTCGGAGTGATGCATCCTGTCGCATCTGGTCCCGCTTAAGTTGTAATTGGGCAATTTCCATTTCTACCTGCTTGTACCCTTCAAGGGTATCTGCTTTGGCCTTCCTCTCAAAAGCTTCTGAAACTAACTTATCAATCTCAGCATCTTTCATTTGCAGGTCTTTTTCCATCATATCCATGTCGAAGTTAAACTTAGCCTCGTCTAGAGCCTGCTGTTCTTCACTAGGCTCTCCTAGTCCATTTAGGTTCTTAACGTACTCCGCGACCTGATTTCTCTCACGAAGGTTTGAATACTTGATAATGAAGTGATCGGGAATGTTGACTCCCACTTCGCGAAGGCGAATTGCTTCATTGAATTCAGCTTCGTTTGCTGAGCCGCTCGCAGGTGCATGACCGATTGATATTCCATACTCTCCAAACGTAACGTCATTAATGATATTGCCGTCATCGGTAGGTGTGTTGATAGAGACGTCTGCACCTTCCTCGCCACTAGTGACAACTCCTTCATCTGAAGTCTTGAAGTATCTCGTTTCTGTGTAAAAATCTTGGACAAGCTCGAGTATCTTCCTCGCCACCATTCTTCTTGATTTCTTAAGGCTAGATAGCACGACTGATACCTGCACTTGCCCTCGCGTCGTGGCCTGCTGCTGAGCCTTTCCAGACTGGTCGGCGCGAGCCGTTCCAAGCATTGAAGCGTTAATGGCTGATATCTCTCGAATTGTAGTCGCGGCTTTTTGGCTGATGCGTTCAATTCCTGTAGGAATCTGGTTAGGTGATATTTTCTGTGGTGGCTCATAGCCCCTCTTAAACGTAAGTACTAAACCTGTTTTGGAACCGTCTGTAGCCAATGAGTCTGCGTCGTGGTCAACAAGAGAGTTCTCTTGTATAACCCAACCGCTATTGGCAGTTGTGTTGACAATGTGTAGCTCTTGGCTAGATGTTTTGTTTAAAAGGTCTTGTGGATCAAGTATATGTCGAACGACTCCGTGAGGTCTGCCTTTCACAAAGTATGGGAAGAAAGGTACTAGAGTAAAACTACGGTACATAGACCAGTCATCATCTAATAATACATCGCACACACTAGTGGTCATACGTAGACGGCGACCCTTCATAGTAATGGTTCCATATCCATTCTCTTCAGCAAATGCTTTAGCCTGTTCTTCCGTAACACCCCAAGGAACCTGTCTCATATCCCCCGTAGCATAATCGACAAACTTTAGTATGTCTGTGTACACATAATGCTGACGTTCGATAACACGTAGTCTTTTTACCTTCCTGACTTCATCGTCCTCAGTCCTGGCATAAGCTTTATCACCGCCAAAAGTACGGTCTTCATATTGGATATGGGTACTGTCCTGTTCACCACTGCTATATGCAGCATATGCTAAAACCAGTTTTAATTTATAGTCCCCATACCTAGTTGCAATCTGGTCGGGAGTTAACCATCTAGTGAGCCAAATCTCATTCCACTTGTTAGGGTCAGAGTCTTTAGCTTCGGCATCGATAATAACATCAACGGCATCCTCATTATCTATCTTAATGTCACCTTGGAGGTTATTCTCAAAGTTCATTCTGACATCATAAAAACCGCGATCTGTAATAATCCCTTCTGAGAAAACAAGCTCTTCGAGTTCAGCAAAGTTATTTTCATTCAATATTGATTTCGTTACTGCGTTGAGTGCGTGAGCTGTTTCTTCAGTGCCGGTTCTTGAGGCGGTAAACGTGACATCTATCTTTCTTTCGAGCTGCTCACCGATCATAGCGTTAGTTGTAGATAAAACCATGTTAAGAGTAAGTGCAGGTCTGCCTTCGCCCTCGAGCTGCTGCTTGACAGCAGAATCCCATTGATCACCCGCGTAGTAGTTTGAACAAGTGGAGGCATTTCGGATAAAGTCGCCGTGACCTGTGGCCTTTTCAGCCTCTTGGTATAGCCATCGGTTCTCAGCGGCTATAAGGCTATTAGCCGCTTCAACATCAGCCGTTTTAATATCTTTTTCTGATGCTTCGGATACATCACTCATTCCCTTCCCCTTCCCCTTGGTAGGCACTAGCTATTCCAGCCCTGCGTTCTAAGACACGCAAACGGTACTCATGATTAGTCATGGGTTTTATTAATTCGTACAATTTTTCACTTTCTTGCTCGTTCTGTTGGATAAGTCTCAGAATTGGACTAGTCCTATCTAAGAAGTTCTTCTCACTAAACCGAGGCTCTGACATGAAAGTTTCAAAGGCTAGCATCTGCCTTAAACTCATTTTGCGCCACTCGTCTACTCGAACCTGCTCATTCTGTAGGTCGCCCACACCAGAAACCAACCAGACAATTCCAACCGAACATGCAAATACTGCAATCTTTGACAGATTATCTGCCATGCGCTCCGCTTGAGTCATAGTATGCCCTTTAACTGCAGCAGCAACTTGTCTTACGTCATTTTCTGTCATTCTACTGTATCCTGAGTATTGGGCAATAGGAACTTCTAAGCTGATACACAATCAGTGCGATGTCGAGTATAGCAGTAATAATTCATTTAGAAAATATTACGCACCCATCGAGGACTGCACTCTCTTTTTAGCTATAATCTCCCTTAGCCTCTTCTGCATGTCAGACTCTTTAGTCTTTTCCTGCTTCTGGTTCACGATACCATACATGACAATCATCTGACCAATCCAAGCCAGTGCGTCAACAATGTCATCGTTCTTACCAAGAGGGAACTTCAATAACTCGTTAACAACCGTCTGCATCCACGGTGTGCTAGATACCGTAGGGTAATAAACTTTACCTTGGGACATACGACCTTGAATGGGCAACGCTCTAGTAGATTTGTCTACACCTCTAGTTTTGAGCTTAATGTACCTAAGTGAAATGCCTTTTTCTTCTTCCGCTTTAATAATAAAAGGCTCAAGTGTCAATTCTATCTGGCCTGTCTCAATACCCATCAACTCAGGGTTCCAGTTGACCTGAATGTCAAATAGCATATCGATGATGCCTAAAGCGTTTATCCTCTTACGCATCAAATCTAGTAGCCAGATATTCTGCTGTCTATCGATGCCGACGACTACTGCTACCGTATAATCTGCCGTTTGCTTCTTAGATATAGCCAAATCTATCGCGGCATATATCCTCATTTCCTCAACAGGTGGCCTATCTTTAGCCACATAATATCGGAACATATCCCTAGTGAAATAATCCCCATCTGCACTTGTTGGTGACTGCTGATATAATGCCTGCCAATCGCGCGGAATCATATTGAACTTTATACGTTTGAGTGCCTTTAAAGGGTAACGGTCTGGGTGTAGTGCCTCGCCTTCTTTCCTAAACTCTTCATCCTCGATAGCAATAGCAGGGTAATCAACCTGTTCCCAAAGGTCAGCATCTTCAGGCCACTCAGTTTCACCTGCGTCAAGCATATCCTGCTTAACCTGTGCCATTTGAGAAAGCAACCATCCACTTAAGTCATCGTCGTGCCAACGGGTTTGTATTATCAGTATCCCACCACCGGGTGCGAGTCTCGAATAGAACGTAGAGGAATACCAGTCTTTAACCGACTGTCTTATAGTCTCCGACTCGGCTTCTGCCCTATCTTTCACAGGGTCATCTATTATTGCTAGGTGTGCACCTCGACCCATAATGGGGCCACTAACACCCGCAGCTGTAAAACCCCCGCCTGCTGATGTGCTCCATTTGTCGACAGCCGTTGATGTCCTACTCATTCTTGTTTCAAAAACCCCCTTATAGTAAGGAGTGTCTATAAGGTCACGGCACTTACGAGAAAAGTCTTTAGCCAAATCTCCAGAGTAGGAGGTAAGTATTGTTTCAAATGTGGGGTTCCTGCCCATGAACCAACTGGGGAATGTCTTACTACCCAACTCACTTTTTCCGTGACGAGGGGGCATGGTTATCATTAGTCTTGGGCTTAAGCCTTCCTCAATATCACGAGCAAACTTATCTAAACGCTTACATATATCTGCGTGTACCCATCCCGCCATGTAATCAGGTTTAGAGCCTTTAACAAAGTGCAACATGTGTCGTCTAGCAAGTTCACGTTCTGCCAATAAACGCTTGGCTTCTTTGGCCTCGTCAAAGCTGGCTTTTTCTGCCTCCCTCTGCCTGACCATTTCAGCCTGCATATCTTGGCGGTGTTCCTCTACACTCCTATCTGTATCATCGAGTAAACGTTGTAACTCAGGTGTATTATCTTGAGCTTCATATACACCTTCTCTACGTGCACAAGTTATGCACATATCACTGTCGAAGTGGGAAAGAATATTCTTCTTTACGTGACAGGCTATGCAGGTAAAACTCATTCGCCCACCACACTGTTATACTGGCTAGGGTCCAACTCGATGTCAGACTCAGCCAATTCCAGTAATTGCTGAGTCGTTAATCCACGGAGCTGCTCCTTAGAAGTGTATGTAACAGCCACTTTGTCAGGCTCACTAAGTCCATGTAATTTTACCAAGCTATCAATAGCCCTTGTTTTTTCCGCAGAAGTGTCCGCTAAAGAGTGTGATTCTAGATATAACCTAGTTGCATCGTCCCGCGTGAAATTTAATGCGCCGGCTTGTAGAGCCAACTGCCTAGAAACTTCCCTGGCATGAGCGATTGCCCTCTGGATGTCTTCTCTGCCCCCAAACTCGCCGACTGTCTCTATCGCATCAACGTAACCTGCACCCCTAGCTGCAGCACTGGGGTTAATCCCTTGGATAATTAGATTTACATACCGTTCTTCTTGGGATGTTAAACCTCGAACAGCAATTGCGCTGTAATGATTCATCAGGTCTTTACTCATACTGATACCCTTGTGTTGGATTCGGCATTAGTCTAGCACGAACCTAAAAAATAAAAAATTTAGAAAAGATTTGCGGAAATAAGAGTAATGTTTCTCTTTTGGTAAGGTATGTGTCGTTTGTGGCGCTAGGGGGTTGGTTCAGATTGATTCTGTAATCGACTCATGCTAAATCATAGGAGTTGAACCTACTTGGGACTCCTAAACACAATAGGTGAGAGCCTACTATCATAAGGGCTACTAGCTCTTATGCTAATGCACTCTCGCATTAAACAGGGGTAATGCCCTCAATATAAGGAATACATTATGAACGAACTAAATCAATTCCAACACACGCTGTTAGTACTATCACCCTTCATACTGGTGGCTATAAGCCTACTACTAATGAGTGTGGCTAAGTCAAAGCGTGGCGAAGGTCATGATCGAAAAATCGACCCTTGCGAAGATGTGATACGTGGTATGGATCGCGTAGAAAGTCTATGTGATAAGTATATCGTGCCAATTCATGGCAAGTCCGTTGAAGCGTGGCCCTTACAACTGAAGCAAGCGTATATAGGCGCTCACTGGGCGTGGGAAAGAGCCCTAGAAGGTGATGAGGATATGAAAGAGGAGATTATGACGATGGGTATGGTGATAGCCCTAATAAAAGACTGGGCTCAAAATAACCAATCCCATGTGTTATTCATTGCCAAGGATGACGATGAGTGGGGGACGTTTGAATGATTATGACCGTTATTACTAAACAATTTTTATACCGTGGTGTGTATTACACCACACTAAAGCAGGTCTGGGCATGTGCTCAGGCCGACAACCTAAAAGAGAGAAAGTTATGAATAGATTACCGAAGACTGATACGCAAGTGCTGCGGAGGTTTCGACTCCAGAATGAGTTAGATATGTTACCTCGACAGCTACGGGGTGCTGAGTTAAGGCTTGTGTTTAAAGCTGAAGCGGCAAATGGCAAGACAGACTTATGGCTACAGGATGATGTCGATGGTCTGGAAATGCGCATATTGCACACAAGGGCAGCAATAGACTTGTTCAATAGATGGGATTCTCACCCAAATGATGGGCGTCCCAGCATCCAGTATCGCTCTAGTATCAAGGATGATGTACATAGATTTGATTATGAGAGCGGGTACGAAGGTTATGCACCGGTAAAATCTGCCTCTATTGGTGTAGAGGTTGATAAAAAGGGAAAGGTCACAACCAACAACAGGTGGAATCATAACCCTAAGCTCAAAACTGCAAAGGCTGAATTCAAGCCATCCCATGTGTTATTCATTGCCAAGGATGACGATGAAGACGTCGATGAGACTACGCTTATCGACGACTTTAGTAGAGATGATGCACAACTATTCATCAACTACAACGGTAGCGCTGAACAGTTCTTCACTGCAAACCCTCATGTCACTAGTAATGTCAGTGAGAATGATATTAAACTCTTGGAAAGGCTCAAGGATGATAGGGAGTTTGATAAGTATTGTGAGGAATTATCCAACAGGTTAGAAGGTAAGTTGGAACATCTAGAAACCACCAAAGTTGAGCGAATCATGCTCACCAATGGTGGGATACTAAACGAAAGCCAGAAAGATAACTGGCTTTAACAACAACGGGGGATAACCAGTCCCCCAAACCACAACAACGGAGTAAGTATGAAACGTTTACTTAAAATAAGCAACGCCGTCCTAGCCAAAAATGGCTTATCGCTAGCTACTCTAGAGGATGATATCGCAGATGCTTGCATATTCGACAACGAAATGCGACTCAGGGATATCAAATCAAGCGAGGGGATTAAGAAGTTCAGTGCAATTACTAGGTCTTGGAGGGAGATTGTTAAAAAGACCGCAGTATCTTCCGCACTAAGTTCTATGCATGGAGGCCAGCCATTCTTCATGGCGGAGTTTGGTAATCTAATTGAAACCCACAATAGGTTCAACCAAGCACTGAGTACAATACGAAGTGAGATACTTAGTTGGGATCAATTGGATACTGAGGTCCCGTTATGGAGGGTATGGGATTACTTAGGCAAAGATGTCAATGATGACCCAGAGTTCAAGATTACAGACATCGATAACTCAGAGGACTTTAGGAGGCTAGTTGTAGAATCTGTTAAGTTCAAGAAAGACTTAGCACAATGGATTTACGATGATTTGTGTCAAGACTATACACTGCCTGTCTTAGACCTGCATACAGACATAGGTCTTGAGATAATATCAAGGCTTGAGAAGTTTGCAGTAGACAAAACAATCAGGAATAAGAAGGAGGGCAGAGAAAGCTGGGATTATATGGAGTTCTATACCAGTGGGTCTAAATATGGCGAGCTTACGGATAACCCTAACATATTAGGCTTACTGAGTTTTGTTGGGAGAGTATCAAGTACTTATAACAATATGGTTCGCAATATTAACTTCCTTATTGGCAAAGGCTTGTATGGCAATACTGGTGTCGCTGGCATGGAACAACGTGACCCTGACCCTTTAGAAATACTAGGGTATGTGATTACATTCAGTAGTAGCAACAACGAGGGTATGTATGTAGTAGATGACGACCAGATGAGGGCTTTACAGTCTGAACTGGAAGAAGCCAGTGCTGAGATAATGGTATATCAAAATGCATATGAATCTCTGTTACCTTCATTGGTACTAGAACGTATGGATTTGTTCTACCACTGCGGCACCGATAGATATGAGGTCGAAGGTGAGATTAAGTATGTTCCTAGACCTTTCATGCATCGTGAGTTCGAACCTGAACTTAGTATTGAGTCCTATCAAATAGACATTGAGACAAGGAGGAAGAAAGCCATCGAAGGTGACATTAAGCGTCTTAAAGCCTTTAAAGCAGGCGATAAGGTTCGTGATAAGAAAATGGCCTTGGCTACCCATGCGAAAGGTCCTGAAACTGAGTCCAATATATATGACTCGGAGACATCGGAGCAGTCTCATTATCGCGAGTTGGTAATGAAGGCTTTCTTAGCAAGAAAAGCCAAGTAAGTAGTGAGGGGCGGTAACTCGCCCCTTCTTTTATAGCAGTAGGAGAATATTATGAACCACAACGATTTATTTGCAGAAATTGGCTTATCCAAAGAAGAGATAGATGCCCACAAAGCTAAAGTAACACCAACCTTCAAACGTGAGAAGATCAAAGTGACTGCTCACGAAATGTCTATGATAGCTAAAGAAGCGAGGATTTTAGCATTACCCATTAAAGATAGGATTGTAGTTGTAAGAGCTGCTCACATATGTGGGGAGACCTACACAGGGTGTGAAGATCCAAACTGTAATCTAGGTGTATGGTGTAGTCCCAAAGAGGGAAAAGGGTACTATCGTGCCTGTTTTAGATGTAAAGGGAAAATGCACATCGATGACAAGCAAGCAGTATCAAATAATACATATGATATGACCGGTGCTTCTGGTCAACGCGAGGTTTCTTGGGAGGTGTACACCCGATATAATAGTTACACTTAGGGTTTCTTTTTAATCCTTTTTTAAATTAGGTAGGAAAGTCTCCTATCTATATATAATACCCCACATATAGCCTATTTTTATGTTCACATATAATATGCAAAGCAATAGCGCACCCACACCGCAATTCGTCAAACAGCAGACAAATAGGTCGCCCAAAGGACATGAGACATGAGACATGAGGCATGAGGCATGAGGCATGAGGCATGAGGCTCTATTCTTTATTCCTTATTTTTAGAGTGTGTTATGTAAATAGCTGAGTGAGGTTCGTGGATTGGCGACCTTGTGATGTTAATCGAGCGACAAGGGACATACGGTGAGCGAAAAACGTATAAGCCAACTTCGAATGCAAGAGTGCTAGTCGTGAGAAGCTATCGGCTTGCATAGCCCGAGACGGCTGAAAACTAGGCGACCCCTGTGATAACACCTAAGCATGTGTAGAAACTGCTCCAACTAATGCCACCCTAAACTACATGGAGGACTCGACATCATGCTCTAACTGTCGCCAACCGAGGCACTGTATTGTCTGCAGTAAGTGGGTGCATTGACAATCAAGAATCAAACATACATAGCAGGGGTAATGCCCTAAACCCTGACTAAAATTCCCCACTGTCCATATCTATTCAGAAAGCACAATCGGACTGGGCTAGTGTGAGTATGAGTGCCGATGGTCACGTCTACCGTCTTTACATTCGATTAACATCGATTCGCCAGTGACAGGTGCTAAAGGCATATATGCCCCAATTTAGCCATCTGTCATACTTTGTCATACTAGTGTCAGACTTCGATATATTCCCATAAGTCTTTGATATTTAAAGGCTTTATCAAAATGTGTCACACTAGTGTCATACTAGCCAACACCTCTACAGGCCAGTGTTTATAAGGCATACAGTCAATATGTCATACTTGTCACACCATTTAGCTCTACACTCCCCAGAGAATATACAGTGTATTCTGCAAAACGATGCACTTTATTCCCTATAGACTTTTTATTTAGTATGACAAGTATGACAACACGCTCACACCCTACGTCCTATAAGGGATACAGCGTTTTCCCAAGTATGACACGTTTTAATACCCAATTATGACTAATCGCTTGAAACCCTTGGTACATAAGGGATACAGCGTTTAGCAATCTGTCACACTTAAGTATGACAGATTGAATTTTGAAGTATGACAGATCGACCCTTTCCAAAATTCAAACGGAAATAGTCATTTTTAATCCTGAATTTTGGGATACAATATGCTTTCAAAATTCACCAAAACGAACATGAATTCCTGAAACACCCATTTAAAACAGGCAAAACACGCATATCAGACACGTTTTTTGCAAAATAGCACTGATTGTACCAGTAACATCTCATTAACATTATAAAGGTAAATTATGACAGCTAATAGCGACCTACAAGAAATAGTAAACCAACGCGATGATTTACGAAAAAGAATAAGAGTGTTGCAACAACAATTAGATGAAAGCCAAGAAGAGAACGCGAAACTTACAGTTAGAAAAGAAAAACTTCTGGAAGTATTCCTAATAGAAAGTGAGAAGCTTGCATCGTCAAGAACAGAAGTTGCCGAGTTTATTAAGCTGTTAAAGAAATCTATGTCGCAGACTGATGAGCTAGCGGAAATTTGTAATGATCTACTAACAAGGGACGCCAATGACAACAGCAAATGACCTCAATGAAATACTGTTTGCCCAACTAAGCAGACTTAACAACACCGAATTAACAGGTTCTGAGCTTGAAGCTGAGCAAGACAGAGCAAAATCAATCACGTTGGTGGCGAAGAACATAGTCGACAACGCTAAAATCCAGTTGGATGGCGCCAAATTCAGAAAAGAATATGGAAGCGGATCTAACACTGAACTGCCTGCGATGTTGCAGGACAGACCAAAAGCTTTACCACTAGGCGCAACCAAAGCTAAAGACCGCCCTAAAGATTAAGGACAAACCAATGGCAAACCGCGAACCCTTTAAGTATAAGCTTGCACACCATGCTTTCTTAGAAGAAGCCTATAAAACGATGTCTTACGCAAATGTTGCCATAGCATTCAATAAAGAGTTTGGCGCAGATGTAACATTAGGGATGGTAGGTTCTTATCTAAAAAGAAATAACATTTACTCTGGTAGAACAACGGGTGAGTTAAACAAAGGTAAAAGTAAATTATTTACTGACAAACAAGTTAAGTACATAACGAAGCATTGCCCTAATAAGTCTCGAATAGAGCTAACGAAAGCGTTCAACATCCAGTTTAAAAGTGACTTCAAGCAAGGGCAAATTGTAGCCTTCATAAAGAAATCGAAGCTTAAAAGTGGTAGAACGGGCCACTACAAAAAAGGTTCGGTGCCTTGGTCCAAAGGTACGAAAGGTTTGCTAAAAAGTAATAGTGGTAGCTTTGTGAAAGGTAACAAACCTATAAACTATTTACCTGTTGGAACAAAACGTGTGAGTACACTAGGCTATCATCAAACAAAAATTGCAGAGCCTAATATATGGAAGAACACTGCAACGATTGAGTATGAAAAGCTAAATGGAAAACTTGATGCCGGCTTCTTCCTTCGTTACTTAGATGGAGATAAGAATAACCTGGCAATGTCTAATGTCGAACCAGTGAACAAAAAGCAACACAGTATCTTAACTCAGATGGATATAAAGAACACACCTGAAGAGTTTAAAAAAACAGTAGTGCTAATATCAAAGGTGAGAGCTGCTGAACTAAAAAATAGGGAATAGTATGTCTGCTGATAAAGATTTCACAAAAGTGATTAAAGGTACAAAGATTGTCTTAATAAATAACAGTGGCTATCCGCAACTGACTATGGGTAAAGAATACGAAGCTGCTGAAGACGCAGAGCCGGGTATCTTTGCCTCAAGACCATTCGTCACAATAATAAATGATTTTGGCAACCCGAGTGTTTGCCATCTATCTAGATTTGAGTTGGTAAACAAATGAATGCGTTAACTAGTCCAATGCCGAAAGGCGACTTCCTAAAATATCTTTTTAAGCATGCCTCGTGCACAGGTATGCAAGTAGGTGTGGTAATTAAAACAGTTAGCATGGAAGCTACCGCATCTTTCCAAGGTTTACAATACACACTAAGAGTTTTATACAGTCCTAATGTTTGTAATCAAATAACAGTGAGTGCACACGTAGGGTTTCACACCTTCGACCACCATGACTTTGAGATAACACCAGAAATTAGGACTAAACTAAACAACCTAATCTCTGAAGGAGAACTACTATGCGACAAGAACAAATCAACAAAGAGGTAATATTTAAGTTAATTGTTGCCCTTAGTCCAATACTTGGAATAGAACAAGTTAATGAGTTCATCGGACAGCTTGAACAGTTAGACAATGCTGAACCAATTGTTACTAGTCATATCCAAAAACTTAGGTGAAATTATGGGCAGAAAAATCAAAAGATATAAGCAAATAACACCCCACAAAAAATCAACGTACACATGTAAACCTAAAGGGGAATTCCCTTGCTTATCAAAATCCATTAGCCCTGCCAGACTAAAAATACTAAACGGAGCAGCAGGGTATAAGGAAGACGACGTTGTAATAGCGTGGGGACTGGACAAGTCTGGAAATTTTTATGCAATACATAATGGTGCAGGTATAAAAGTTTGGTGTCATAGACTGAACTTTAAAATATTAGATAAAGGAGCAGTTATCCCATGACATATACGAAGTTTTTAACTAAAACGAAATTCAAGAGAAAGAAAAAGCCTCTGAACCCATTAGTTAAACCCTTCGTGAAAAACAAGAGACCGAGTAGAGCTGCATCTATTAAATGGTTAAATAAGAATTGTATAGGTGATGTGAACGGGTACTGCCCTTTACCGCCTGACCGTATGCCCAAATAAAGAGGATTGTAAAATGCAAATACTTAACAAATACACCGGAAAACCTATAATGGAATACACTGGCGAACTGAGAGATATAGACTTAAGTGGCAAAGATTTAAGTTACGCCGATTTATCCTGCTATAACCTAAGAGGCGCTGATTTTACCGATTCTATACTAAACTATGCGGATTTAAGCGATACAAACCTACGTAATACTACTTTCAGAGATGCTAGCTTACATGGTACATATTCGGTACAAGCAGATTTTACCCAGTCAGACCTTACTGGATCAAATCTATCGGGGTCTAATCTTGCACGAGCAATTTTTCATAATGCAAAAATGAAATGCTGTAATCTAAGTAATACTAACTTTACCTGTGCCAAATTATCCAACACCGATATATCAAAGGCGATACTGTGGAACTGCCGAGGCGACGGTAGTAAAATTAAAACTCTATTAATATCCAACGCCTACCCAATATCCTATACAAAAGACCGCTTACAAATAGGGTGCGAAAACCATAAAATAGAAGATTGGTGGTCTTTCGATCATGAACGAATAGACGCTATGGATGAAGCTGATGCAACTAACTTCTGGAAAGATAACAAATCCATACTTCAAATGATAATAAGCAACTCACCTGCTGAGTAAACCGACTAAAAAGGAAAATAATATGAAAGTAGTACGTAAATCTTATAATGGTCGTAAAAAACCAAAAATTGACCAATTAGTGACAGTAGATGGTGCCAGACACAGAGTAGTTGCTATCGAAGTTGATACTGATGGCGAAATTTTCTATTTATGTGTACGAACCGATGATATGCGAGTAAGGATTGGAAAACCCCAGTGGTATCCGATTGAATTCATATCTCGATGCGCACCTCTTAACCCTAGCGAACGCTTTGAAGAGCTAGAGATGCTTAAAAGAATTCTGGGTAAACGATTCGATTATCTAGAAGAAACAATAGCTTCAATAGCAGAAGATATATTAGGAGGAGGATTCGAATGCCTAGACATAAGTCTTATCAAAGCTGCCCGAACTGGGATGGCGAAACGCAAATAAAACTACAAGACATTGTCATAGCTGACAATAGAGACTGTGTTGTCCTTAGCATAGTCGCGATTGAAGGAGAGCCTGCTGGTGTATATGATTACTTACTACTAAAAATACCCACTGATGGCTCATATAGAGGTGTAATCCTTTGGTGTGGCAGTTCATTTATAGCTGCACCATTAACAGCTGAACAGATAATGGAAGAACACTCTATGCACGAGTTGGCCAGTATGATGACTTGTAGTTCTCGAGCCCTAAAAGAAGAACAAGCTAAACATATCATCGCTAAAGGTTGGTGCAAACCCAAAAAACTACCTGCTAACTGGGCGGATGAAGATGGCGAGTTCAACAATGAGTGGGAGAAAAGTCCTGAAGTATTTATGACCAGATTCATCGTAGTTTGGATGGTAAACAATGGATACCTTAAAATAGAGGAGTAACCATGACAAATAACTTTGTAGCAATGGAAACCAAAATATGCCCTGTGTGTGGAATAGAGCATCGTCACAACGCAGGGATTTTGATACACAAAAACCTACGAAATATCAACCCTGATAAAACCACAACTGGGTATGGTATGTGTGAGGAACACGAGAGCCTTCATAACCGAGAATTTCTAGCACTTATTGAAGCTAAAAACTCCGCTACAGATAAACTGAAGCTAGGAGAAGCCGACCGAACTGGTAGATTATGCCACATACAGTACAGCCTAGCTGAACAAGTGTTCAACATCTATATACCTAGGACTACAGCATTGGTTTTTGTTGAAGTTGGCGTAATAGATCGCGTTCAAGCACTTATGCCAACAGAAGAGAGTGATAATGACACACCTAAATAACCAAGAACAAGACATACTTGAAGCCCTTCGAGTACTTGCCCCGACTCTACGTGAAGCAACAGCATTTGCAATAGGTGGTTTCGACGGAGCACCCGCAGCATTCTATTCAGTTTGCTACTTAGAACAACAAATAAATGAGTGGTATGAAGGTCACATTGCTACTCCAAACGATGTTAAATCAAATGAGTCTATTAGGATTAACCTTAGCCAAGCAGACATAGAATATATAAAAATTAATCTACGTGAGCTCATCGTAAGCTTTGGTGACGACCTAGATTATTTTCAGGTTTTTGATTGGATAATAAATACCCTTGAAATGAAAGACCACATTAAGGTAAACAAGTAATGAAAAGAACAAAGACGAAAGTTCATGTCCCTGGCACAAAAGTGTTCATACAAGGTTGGGCGTTCACAGCAGAAGAGTCTGCTAACCGTGACACTCAAATGAGAAAGTACATCGATGTAACCGAATTTGCAAAAGGTGTTGAATTCTTCCACAAGTCAAATGGCCCTGTAACTGTACACTTCAATGGCAAGCTTAATGGTGATGCACAAGGGCTGACTGAAGAAGAAGTATGCCTGATAGCAGATAGCGGTAATCTTTGCTTTGGTGGTACGTGCACCATAAACAAAGATTTCACATTCAACGGAACATACAACATAGATTAAGGATTTAAAATGCCAAGTGAAACGTACAAGCAGCAAATCATAACCCGAGCATTATTTTATGTACGCGAGTCTGCAAGAAAAAACGAACAAGCGTTTACCAATGCTGGAAAAACATCTACGTTTGTTTCGCTAAGACTGGCAAATCTCGAGCGTGAATCTTTTCTCTGCCTGTATCTAGATAGCCAGCATAGATTGATAACTGATGCCATAGAATTTCAAGGAACTGTTAATTCTGCCGCGGTGTACCCAAGAGAAATAGTCAAAGCCTGTCTAAAACACAACGCTGCCGCTTTGATTATTGCCCACAACCATCCTTCGGGCTTACCGGAACCTAGTCAAGCTGATATAAGTATAACAAAGCGTATAAAGTCAGCTCTAGAAATAGTAGATATATCACTGCTGGACCACTTTGTAGTTGGCAACCCTGAAACAGTATCATTCGCACAACGAGGATTATTATGAGAAAAAAATCTAGTTTAATGGTTACAAAAGCCGCTCTAATAGGCGGCCACCAAACACTGAAAGACACCCTTAAGCCGACAGCATTAATGGCACCTGTTATAGTAATGGGGCTAATACAGATGAAGAAAGATTATCCTGAGTTAAAGCCCACAGCTGACTTAGTGTTGAAAAATATGAACGAAATGCTTAAGACTATGACGGACTTTGCAACCTGTATCGATGAGTTCTCTAGAAATACATCTGATGAGTATAAGTCAAACACCGCAGAAGGTGACAGTGCTGCTACGCCTGAAGTTATGGCTATGATGGCAAAAGCCTTTGGGGTGAAAAAGTGAAAGCGCTAATAGAGTTCTATGTAATTAATCTTAACGATTATTATTTCAATTCTGATGGCAAAACAGAAAAAGATTATGTTGCTACCTATGAAGATTATGGCTACGGCAAAATCGATTGGATTGAGATGAGGCCTTGGGATGAAACAGATAAGTACAACAGCTGTGTAGTCAATAACGACAATAGAATAGTATCCCCTGAACAATTACTGGAGCTGTCTAGCAATAAAATATCTTTTACCGTGAGGGATACAATCTCAACATATGTTGACATAAACTCATTACTGTCCAGAGTACAAGAAAAATCTAGCGCAATAGAAGTGACTGGTGGAAACACCTACAATTCACTTTGTGAAGTACACATGCCGGGTTATACACTGGCTACATATAATGATGTTATGTTAATGGAAAACGCGTGCACAGATGCGCTGTCAGATTCTATTAGGACTGGCTGGAGGATCATAGCCGCTTGCCCACAACCAAACCAACGTCGGCCTGACTATATCTTAGGTCGGTACAACAGTAAGGAATAGATTATGCCTAGAACGTATGTAACCTTTGGTCAAATGCACGCCCATGCAATAAGTGGCAGAACCTTCGATAAAGATTGTGTGGGTGTAATAGAAGCGGCAGACGCCGATGAAGGAAGAAAGCTTGCCGTAGAATACTTCGATAGAAAATTCTGTTTCACCTACTTCGATGATGAATTCGACCATAAAAAGCTAGAGTACTTCCCTCGTGGTCTATTGGGGGTGAATTGCAATGTCTACTAAAGAGGGGCAAGAGCTAGAAAAACAAGTCGTTAAACTTGCTAAAAAAGCGGGTATAGAAGTTATATGTAGACCGAACGGACATATAACCTTGAATGGTTCACTGCAAGTAAACTATTACCCGCATAGCAAGAAATTAACATGCTATGTATCTTGTACTAAAAAAGCCCATACGTGTGTGCTGCCTGCCCATGCCATCAAGCTTACACAAACTGCACCAGAAAAAACTAGTCTAAAGGTAAAAAGACGACGACGAGGTGGTTCACGTAAAAGGAGACAGCGTTTGTTAGATAAAGGGGTAAATACCTGCCATTGGTGCAAAGTACCAGTAGATATAGAAACCTCTACGATTGAGCACATTATACCACTGGTGCGTGGTGGCCTAGATAACTCGAACAATGAAACTCTGGCCTGTAAGCCTTGTAACAAAAAACGTGGGTCTGACATGCCTGAACTGGAGAAAGTAAATGACTCTTAGAAGTGAGCAGCAACTAATTGAAACCCAGCGAGCGCATATCAAAACCTTAAGGTTAAAGCACACTAAAGCTGTTGATATGTTACTTATAGCAAACAAGATCATGGATACTTATTTAGATATGATAAAAAAATATCGCAATGCTAACCAAGTACTATTGGCTTGCTCCACTGTAACTCTGGTATGGTTAGTATCTCTAATGATAAAAACGGGAAGCACATGGCCTATAAACTAATATCGGCAGGAATGGGTGAGCGTATGCACGATGAACTAACTGAGATAGTGTTAGAGAACGGTATTACGAACAGAGCAATAATTGAAAACCGTATGGCAGATCTTGACCTACTTAGACCTAAGCTTATTCTATGTGGTTTCATAGTAGCGAACCAAAAGTGGGGAAGCCAACTGAAAAACTATATGGGCCCTATAAAAAGTGTGCTTCATCAAATGGGATACGTTACTAAGCCAATCTCCAAAAAGCGCGAAAACAAACTCCGAAAAGAATTTAGATGCAAACGATTCAACCCTGATGCTGTTACCCAAAAAGCGAATGATGCGTTTCGGGAAAGTAAAATAAATGACATCGATGTGTGGGCAAGACAAATACAAATAGCTGTACGTGAACTGAGAGACCTGAATAATGGATAAAGCAAAGACAAACCCAAATACCCTCGAACTTAACCTAAAAATGGTAATCACTAGAGGCCCACGGCTATTCAAAGCCTCGCTAGCCGACGAAATAAATCAAGTGGTAAGCCGAGTACTAGATGTGATTATCACAAACTCTATAGCCGATGGTAACGGGCTAACGCTAAGTATGACCCAAGGTGATCACTCGATTTTAGTTGGAGGAAATCTTGTCGTAAATAATGACTTGTTACTGCCTATAACGAGCTCTGATGAAGAAAGGATGGATTACCTAAAAGATATTGATGCCCAAGTCTATGTAGACTCGGGTTTATTGGCAGCAACCGCGAACTGCCCGCCTGAGAGCGAAAAAGTGGAAAAAGATGAAGACGAAGACGAAGATGCAATTCTGCATTAAACTAACCATAACCACAACGAGAACACTATGACTACTAAATTAAAAGCAGTGCAACCTACTGCACAAAACATCCGTATGCTTGAACTAGGCAAACGTGAAGAGTTAAAAGCCGCTGTAAACATTCATGCCCTGTCGACGTATTATGCCCCACAAGGTCGGTTTCCTGACATACTGGATTTCCAGATGATGTACACGCGAGTAACAGAGTTACCCGAAGATGTTGACCCTAAAACGGTAATACGCTCGCTATTCCCTAGCGCCCAAGAAAGTTTCACAACGAAACTACTTTCTGTCTTAGATTATGCACGAACGCAGTTCCAAGCTGCTGCCGACCTTTACGAAACAATGCCTACTGATGTAGAAAGACCTACCATGCTAGAGTTATTCACGCATGGCGAGGGGAATTCACGCACTGGCATAGTAAATCGTTTAGCAGCAGTCTAGCAGTAAGCAGGCACCGTAGTTTTGTAGTAGTGCCTGTCCCCTAACCTTTAACATAGAGGAAAACAAATGTTAAAACTAAAAAAAGGTTTGCGGCTTAATGACGTGAACCGAAAACAAATATCTCTCGCAATTGTGAAAGATAAGATTGGTGAGCAGGTAGTGGTGGCTGTTGATTGCCAGAAGTATGTTACTTTATCCATCCAAAATATCTTAATATCTATGGTGATAGGTGTCGATTCAGTAGAATCTGAATACGAAATCATTAAAGGTATTATGCCAACAATTAACCGTATTGATCTGGGTGGCACAAGAATGCCTTTCGTTGAAGACGTGAGTATTCCTTGGTTTACCTTTATTCCTTATGGGCGAGGCGAGCTGGCCTATGAAGCCACTTCGCACCTGGAAAAACATGCTGAATACAAAAACATTGTTACGCAGGCGCAATTTTACGTCAAAACGCGGGAAGAAGAACGAGTTATGACGAACAAAATGATGGCGTTCTTGAAGGACTACAGTAGCCCTCAAAAGTTACTAGATGCACAGCCGAGTTTTGAAAAGTTCTTGCCTAAAGATATGATCGAAGCAGTAGTGCCTGATGAAGACACTCCGAGCATTGATGAAATCTTAGTCGCGTAAGTTTGTAAGCGGTACCCTGTGTGTGCCTAAAGGGTGTTTATTCGCTTTGCACCCAACACATTTTATTAAAACGGGATTTGACGTGAGTAGAAAAGATAGCATAGAAACTATTAAGAAAATATTAAAAGTAGACGCAATCTTTTTCCTAGATGCCGAAACATTTTATGCAAAAAACAACAAGATTTTGTATGAAAATGCTAAGGGAAAGATGACACGACAATCATACAGACTACATAGCACAATGCCTTTATGGAAGTATGCTTTTCACCCTCTGTTCCATTTCACCGGCATGTCTTATGCCATAGATGATCTGCCAGTTGTAGCGCCCTTTACTCCCGACCAAGTTAGACCCTTCATAAAGGCTCTAGCTGAAAGCATAGCTGATATGCAAAATAAAGGTAAGCGCATAGCGTTGTGTGCTCATAACGCGAAGTTTGATGGCGGTATTTTAGCCTGGCACTTTAATGTAGAGGCCGATGAATACATCGATACCTTGGCCTTGGAGTCAATGTTGGATACCCATAAGCCTGTGTCACTATCCAAATGCTGTGTGAGATACGGCCTCGATGCCAAAACTGACAGCTTGGCACTCGCTGATGGTATAGCCCTAGCAGACTTTACCCAAGAGTTGTTCGATAGCCAACGTGACTATTGCGTAAACGATACTAGTATTATGCGAGACCTATTACTCAAGCAGTTTGACAGGGGCATACCTGAGAATGAACTTGAGTTGATAAGCATTACAACCAGAGCGGCGTGTATACCACAGTTTAAGTTACGCGGCGATTTAATGGATGAAGTTGTAAAAGATGAAGAGTCCCTGATAGATAAAGCCGTTATGGATTCTGCCAAATACCTAAAGGGTTTAGGCATACTAGAAGCTTCTCCTTTGACATATACCAGTAGGGACAAGTACGCAGGATTACTGCAGAAGTTAGGTGTTAATCCACCGCAGAAAAAGAACCCTAAAGGTCTACTCACTTGGGCTTTTGCTAAAACTGACCCTGACTATGTACGGATGCAGATTAAAAACCCCGAACATGCATTGGTGTACAAAGCTAGGCAAATGAAGTCATCGAACATAGCAGTATCTAGGGCTAAAAATCTTAGATTGTGTGCCGAGATGGTTAGGCAAAATACATCATTAAACGCGGATTTGCCCATGTTCCTTAAATACTATGGGGCAAATAACACCGGAAGATGGTCAGCGGGTGAGCTGCTTAATCAACAAAACCTTCAGCGGAGTTCAAAGCATAGGTTGGCCCATGAAGCACCAAAAGGATTCATGATAGCGGTAAGTGACTTATCTCAAATAGAGTTACGAATGAACTTATGGTTTTGCTCCCAAGATGATGTATTAGATAAATTCCGAATTAACCCAGATTTCGATGTGTATTCAGAACTGGCCAGTGAAATATATGGCGTTAAAGTGACAAAGAAAGATCCTCAACGTGGAGTGGGCAAAGCAGGATCTTTAGGTTTACAGTTCGCAATGAGCTGGTACACGTTTCAGCAGTATCTAGCAGGTGGCCCTCTTGGGATGGAGCCGACCTTTGTAAGTGATACTGTAGCAAAGACAGCGAAGTATGCTTACGAGTCTAAGAATTACATGTGCGTGCAAATGTGGGATTTGATAAAAAATGCGGTGCTACCAATACTTGCCAACGGAGGCGAGTTATCGTTCGGTAGAAACGACTGTGTGACAGTAAGAAAAGATGAGATTGAGTTACCTAGTGGTCGAATTCTTAGATACCCAAATACCAGAATAAGTTACACAGGTGATGAAGACGGTTTTAGGTCAAGATATGTATGTGATGCGTTCAAGCCCAATGGCTTCGTTTACGAACGGGGGCTATGGCATGGCCTGATAGTAGAAAACATAGTGCAATCGTTAGCCCGTGACGTTCTAGGGTTCCAGATACCCATAATAGAGCGGCAGCTGCGTGACAACGCTTACGGACATGTTATAGGTTCGGTGCATGACGAAGTGTTAGCAATGGTAGTCGAATACTATGCAAAAATAGCATTTGAAATAATGGGTAAAGTTATGGCTGTAAGCCCCAGTTGGTGCTTAGACCTACCTTTAGCCTCTGAAGGGGGATACGCTCGTGAGTACTCAAAATAATAAAACACGCAATCGTAGGTCAGTTCAATTAGATATAGAATCTTCGTATGAGAAACTTGGTAAATACTTAGCAGAAAATGAAGAATTGCTATATCTAGACATAGAAGAACACGTAATAGAAGACTTGCTCGCTGAAAATAAAAAATTAAAAGCAACTATATCGGATAATAAGCTGGCGAGTACTATGTACTACAGCCTCGTAAACAAAAGGCTTATAAACAAAATTAAAGAATTAGAAGCTGATCTAAAAATAGAGATAAAACTTAACACTGAATTAAAGGCCAAACTACATGCAATTTAAACCAAATCATTTCGCCTCTGCTAAACCTACCGTAGTTTTACTGGCTATGCCCGATAAAGAAGTCCAAGCATTAGTTGACGAAGCCGGCGCAGTTATAGTCTTTAAGAATCACTCAAAAGCCAAGAAGCATGTAGCTAATAACTTAGAAACCCATCTTTGGAGGTATATTAACTATGCTAATGAAAATCCTATAAGAAATGCAGGTGATAGGCAAGAAACCCATAACAAACGCTGTTTGAAGTGCAAAAGCTTCCTTCGCCCCTCGCATGTGCAACAAAAAATGACGGCACCGGGTATGCCTTCTGGGATACTCGTAGAAGAGTATGAGTGCCCAAAATGTGATTTAAAGGAAGATTAATGAATACGATAGAATTGGCTTCAAAATATGGAATGGCTGTAGGGACAGTAAAATCTCACTTGTATCAAAAAGGTCATTTTAATGGTTTCACTCATATAGGCCAAGAAAAAATAGTGGGTGGTCAAAAACTGTGGGGTAATCAGATGATTAAGTACAAGCTGCTTGAGCATCTATCTACTAGAAAACACTGTAGACGCCTAACCAACGAAGGCTGGGCTTTCCTTCGTGACTTAACTGATGAATTTCAGCTAGTACACAAAAACTTTTCCAACAACCGATTTATGAATATATTATGTGACGCAAGCGATGCGCTATACATCGATGGACCTGATAAGTGCATAGCGTACATTAAACGTTTCCCTGACGTAGTACCGTAAGGATTATATGTCAAGTAGAAACCCTCTAAACCACAACCCAGAGAGTGAATATGAAAGCGAAAACAATAGATAAACACTTATACGCAAAAATGAAATCTTGGCTCGCCTCTATAACAGATGTAAAGCTAAGAAAAGCGGTGCAAAATAGCATAATAGTTACTGGTGGTAGCATAGTGTCACTGTTTCACCAAGAACCTGTGAATGATTATGATGTATACATAGAAGACAAGAAAGTAGCGTTGCTTCTTACCTTGTACTACATACGAATTATGAATGATACTGAGACTGCCACTAACACCGCCAGTCTACTAATAAAGTACTCTGATGTACGTAATGATTCTTCATTAATACATGTAGATACGGATGGATCGCTAACCAAGTGGGACTACGATAATGAAAGGTCAAGAGTACAGCACATAGAAGATATATTGAAAAAAGATTTCGACCATGTTGAAATCTATGTTGTATCCGAAGGTGTAGTTGCGAGTAGCGAAGAAAACTTCCCACAAGGGGAAGATATGGGGTTTGACCAACCTATCGAGAACCAGTCTGACGAGATAAATACATATGTACCCGTGTTTATGTCGGCGAATGCCATTACACTCTCAGACAAATTGCAAATAGTGTTGCGATTCAATGGGCCTCCTGACGAGATCCACAAATACTTTGACTTTGTTCATGCAACCAATTACTGGACGTTTAACGGTGGCTTGGTGACAAATACCAAAGCGCTAGAAGCCATACTAGCCAAAGAACTTATATATTCTGGTAGCAAATTCCCTCTTGCCAGTATATTCAGGACAAGAAAGTTCATAAAAAGGGAATGGACGTGTCACGTAGGAAACTACTTGAAGATGGCTTTTCAGCTAAACGAACTCGACCTGTTCGACCCTGAAGTATTGCGCGAGCAACTGACAGGAGTTGATGCAGCCTACCTTAATTCTGTAATACAGGCAGTAACAGATAAATGGTCAGAACAACCTGATTTCAAATTTGACTCCATGTATCTGTGCGAGATAGTAGATAAAATGATGTCTAGCTAAGGCAACTTTACAACGGTCAATGAAACTGATACGTTAGTTGACCATATAAATTCCACAACCTTATTGAGTGCCAAATGGATAACGCAGACCGCGCAGACCAGACAGAAACATTCCTCAAAAACTCTCTTATAGAAAAAATCCGAAAGTCAGTAGAAAACAAACCAAAGCCTACCTATGAAGGTAAATGCCTAAGCTGTAGAGAGCCTCTATCCTCCGGTAAGCGTTTCTGTGATGCTGATTGCAATGAAGACTTCCAAAAACTAGGAAAGGGATAGCAATTATGAAACTGCATTTCATTTCAGCACCTAAAGACGGAAATCTCAGAAAACAGGTAGGTATGTCAGACGGTGTAGACCAATCCTACCCTAATGCATATTTACTATCGTCTTGGGAACATGAGATTGAAAAAGGTAAAGAAGGGCTAAAGTTATACCGTGACCTACTAAGTGAACAAGGTGCCCAAGGACACGCTTTGATGAAAGGTCTATTTCCCCGCGAACTAGAGTGCGAATCAAGAGCAGGCCTTATCAAAAACGAAGGTACGACATCACTAGTCGTGCTAGATGTTGATGGTCTGGAAATGAAGGGTATAAAAACACCTGGCAAAGCAATGACTCGAGCCGATGTTAGAAAAGTCGGTGAAAGCGTAATGGCTATGATGCCTCCATCAATGCACGAAGTAAGTTATGTGGCAGTAGCATCTTCCAGTTTTGGAATGAATGGTACTCAAGTGTCAATACACATACACATTATGCTAGAAGATGCTGTAGATGTTAAATTACTCAAGTCATGGCTACGTTCCCTAAACTTTTCTCAACCTGATATATGTGAAAAGTTAAAACTCACCAAGCAAAAATACAAAGTTAAATCGGTGATTGACCCTTGTCTCGCAGAACAAGCCCGAATAATATACATATGCCCACCGTTCTTCGGACCTAAAGCTAAAAACCCTTTCAAAAATGATGACTTCAGATATGTACTGGTAGAAAAATCTAAATCTCTATTAGACCTCCAGCCTTTACTGGAGAACATGGATAACAACAGTGAGCTGCTTGAGAAGATTGAGCACGAAAAAACTATTGCCCTCCAGAAAAAGTATGGAATATCTACCGTAAAGCGTAAAAGTAAATCATTATACTGGGAAGGTAGACAATACCATGTTGTAAAAGACCCATTTCCTACTCAATTACGCTACCACTCTGAAACAGACCGCGTAGTAGCTTATAATAGGCCGGGTGATACAAGTGGGCCATACTTTGTACTAAAAGCCAACCCAGAGATTGTTTGGTCGCTAAAACCTGATGACAGACCTGAGTTGTTTAAAGAAATAGACTTTGAAACCTATAATCACCATGTGTCAGTCTATGGTGGTGGTCACAACCAAGAAATTGTACATGGCGAAGTGCGAAACGTTAGGCGCCATATGTTTATAGATCAATTCACTGATAAGTATTACGTACTGTCTCACGACTTCGATAAAGACGTTATCCTTGAGATAGTGCAAAAGACTAAAGAGACTGCCAATAGTTACCTTGAGTATAAAGGCCAGATAACTCCCGACCCTGTACCTACTTGGTATATAGAGTTCAACCCTCAAGAAAAGCAAACACTGTATGAACGTGATGGTGAACAGATAGTTAATCAGTTTATACCAAGTGAGTACATGATCGCAGATGATAAGCACGAACTACATGGATTAGTGGGTTATGGTGAAGCCCACGCTCTGATGCACTACTGCCCTACTATTTATGGGATTATGTATCATATGCTAGGTTCAGACGATGAAGCGTTTGAACACTACTTCAACTGGTTTGCCTCCATATTCACTAAGCGTACTAAAAATAAAACTGCATGGTTACTACATGGTAACGAAGGTACAGGTAAAGGTTTGTTCTTTGACCAAATAGTCAGGAAACTTATAAACCCACACCATGCTAAGTTCATGCAGCTACCCCAACTGGTAGATGACAAATACAATGGGTGGATGGAACACTGTTTGTTCCTATTTATAGATGAATTCAATACTATGAACGCTGGCAAAGCAGTCGTAGCTGTGGCTAATGAGCTCAAAAGTTATATCACTGATTCAAACTTCTGGATGCGGAAAATGCAGAATGAAGGTGTTCAGCGTAGGCAGTACTTAAACTTCATGTTTGCGACAAACGACATAGGAGCGTTGTCTTGGGATGATAAACGGAGAATGAATATTGCCCCAAGACAGTCAATAGCCTTAGACCAAAGATTTCCTGAGATACACGACAGTGAAAAGTTCGATGCTTTGATAGAATCTGAAATGGAACAAATCGGTGCTTTCTTACGGGGATACAAAGTGTCCATAGTTCAACTAAGACGCATACTGACCAATGAGGCTAAAGTACTTGCTCGTGAGGCAGGAATGAATGCAGCTGACCGGTTCTTCAAGATACTTACGCGAGGTGATTTCGATTCGCTATCAGAGATACTCGATATACCCAAGTCGGCAGTAATGCATAACTCAGATAGAGTAGTGGACCTTAGCTACCTACAGACTTTGCTACGCCAAGTGCTTACCAAAGTAAATACGGGTGAAGAAACATTAATACTAGTTGATGATGCAAGGCGCCTATATCAATTCTTGGCTGAAAAAGTCATTAGTAAAAATGCCTTCGGTTCTATGTTAGGTAAACATGAAATACCGCGTAAACGTACTGTTCTGCCGTTCGGGGTGACTAAACGGATGGAGAGTAGGCCTTGGTGTATACCTGTTAAGTGGCTGATGGATGATGATTTAATTCTAAAAGCGCTTATAAAAGCCAATAAGCCTGCTGAAGTAGCAACAATATCCAATAAAACTATACTCAACACAATGTAAGGATCTAACATGGGTTTCAAAGATAAACTTAAGGAACGTAGTAAAGCGAGTGGGCGAACTGAGATTGTTGTTGAGAAAGCCGCACCTGCCAAAGTGAAAGGTAAGCTTGAACTAAAAAAGGCGCTTGCTGCACACAAACCTCATTCTGAAGCCAAAAGACAAGCAATCAATGATGCTGTACATAAAATAGCACCTAAAGGGCCTGCCATACTTGACCTGACCACTCCCGCAGATGGACTGATAAAAATGTGGTCAATGAGTTCAATAAAGCAACATAGTTTGTGCGCGGGTGCATTAAGGTTTCGCCAGATACAAAAGGTTAAGAAACCCTCATCTGTACAATCTCAGCGGGGCAAAGATGTGCACTCAATGGTTGAACAGTATGTCGACAGTACTGTAGATCAATTACGGGGTGATAGGCAGACTAACATGGCCTACTTCCAAGGTGACTTCGATAAAGCTCGCGAACTATATGCGACTGGGAAAGTAGAGTGCGAAAACAACTGGTACATCCGTCGTGATTGGTCACAGGCAGAAAAAAGTGACAAGGATAGGTGGGGTGTTTTCATAATAGACATGTTCGTACATGAATCCGCAACTGCCTGCCGCATTGTGGATTATAAAACAGGGGCTAAGTTCGGCAATGAGGTAGATCATGGCCAACAGTGTTTGGGTTATGCGTTAGCCGCTTTCCATCGTTACCCTGAACTGCAATCTTTCAGAATAGAACTATGGTATCTAGATCATGGCGAGAAGACTATAAGGCTGTTCAACAGAGATATCCTTCAAAAGCTCCTGCCTAGAGTAAATAATAGAGCAGTGGCGCTAACCTCAGATAAAGAATTATTGTGTATGCCTTCTGAGAAAGCCTGCAAATGGTGCGACTATGGGTGTAACACCAGTAAATTAGGTGTTCCCTACGGCATTAGTTACTGCGAATCCGATTACTATAAAAACTTTGAGGCAATATAATGCTCCCCTATACACCAATGGCACACCAAGCTGTTTTCGCTGAAAAGTGGAAAAGCCTTGGCAGGATATTAAACCTTGACGAGTGTGGCACTGGAAAAACTTTAGGTGTTATCCATGCTGTAAGAACGCACTGGCCTGAAGCTCGCGTATTAGTTCTTGGCCCACTCACAATATTAAAGCCCTCTTGGGGAATTGACGGTATAGAAAAATTCTGGAAAGAATCCACATATGAAATAGCACTGGCTAAAAACAGGGAAAAAGTATTCGAAGGTAATGCACAATGGGTGTTTACTAACCATGATGCAATTAAAGTAGTTGACCTAAATGGATGGGACAAGCAGTTTGATATTATTGTCGTAGACGAAGCGGATGCCTATAGAAATAGAACATCCCAAAGAACCCAAGCCCTATTAAGAGTGTGTAGTAGGACAGACATTATTACGCTAATGACTGGAACGCCTACCCCTAAGTCTGTGACTGATATTTGGTCACTAGCCTATGCGATTGACAGAGGAGAAAGGCTCGGAAAAATATTCTTTAAGTTTAGAAATCAAATCCAATCATCAATGCCCATACCCGGTGTACAAAACATACATGCGCGCACATGGACTGATATTGCCGATGCGGAAGAAATTGTAGCCTCTATGATTTTCGACATATGCACTCGCGTAAAACTAGATGATGTAGTTGAGCTACCTGATACAATTACGCGATCTATCGTGGTAGATATGGGTGCCAAACAAAGACGTATGTATGAAGAAATGAAAAAAGAAAATATAATGTTCCTAGAATCTGGGCAAGCAATAGATGCAATACATGCAGGCGCGAGAAGACAAAAGTTGATGCAAATCTGCAGCGGTGCTGTATATGACGAAGATAAGGTAGTTCAGAACATACACACTGATAGAGTAAACCTAGTACTCGACTTGGCAGAAGAGACTACCCAATGCTTAATAGTGTTCAACTGGAGGCATCAAGTACCAGGCTTAACAGCTGAGGCTACCAAAAGAAAGATAAAACATGGCGTAATAAGTGGCGAAACCAGTTTACACGATAGAACACGTTTAGTGCGTCAGTTCCAAAAAGGCTTGATACGTGTCTTATTCATACACCCTCAATGTGCAGGTCATGGCTTAACGTTAACAAATGCCAAACGTGTTATTTGGTCTAGCCCACCTGATAGAGCAGACTGGTACATACAGACGAACGCTCGTATGAGGCGAAAAGGTATTAAGCACAAATCAGAAATAATAAATATTGCCGCAGAAAAGTCCATTGAGCAAATGGCCTTTGATGCAATGATGGGTAAAAAGCTTAGGCAGGATGCACTGCTAGGGCTATTTGCCAGTTTTAGTTAACCACAACAACGAGGATTTAATCGTGGCTAAACCAACCGTAGTAGTAAAATTACCAAATGTCCTTAACCAAAGCATTGGTACGTTCAATATCGAAAGTTTCGATGAAATTGTAAAAAATATCAGAAACGCTCGACGACACTTACTTGACGAAACAAACGATGTCGATTATGTGAAAAAGCAACTTGTGACAGCACGTGCTGCCTTAGTTAAAGCGATCGATGGCGGTGATGCAGAAGAGTACAATGAAGCAACTGGTGTTGTAAGAAGCCTGATGAAAAAGCTTTCTGAAGGACCAACTGTACAGCTTGACAAGTTCAATGCCGCAATGGATTCATTAGCTGAATTCACAAAGCCCTATGTTGAGCCTGTAGTTGAGTCTGTAATCGAAGAAAAAGCCGCGTAAAAACGGCTTCACCCTTCTACATGTAACTTGGAGAATATAATGGATAAGTCCCAACCTCCCCCTAATATGGGCGATTTGATTAAGGAAGTCCTTAGAATAAGAAAAGAAATTGTTCTAATAGAGAAAAACCAAATCAAGCCGTTAAAGGAACGAAAGGAAGAAATTTCTTTAATCCTTCTGGAAATGATGGAAAAGACTGGTTTGGATAACGTAAAGATCAACGGTGTTGGGACTTTAATTAAAACAAAAGAGGTCTTCCCTAAGTGTGAAGATTGGGATGCGTTTTATGAACATATCCGAGCAACGGGTGATTTCCACTTTATGAATCGAGCACTGAACCCCGCGGCTTACCGTGAGGCTACTGACAACGGTACAAAGATACCAGGCTTAGTAGATTCTGAAAAAATCAAACTGGGTATACGTAACGACACATCCAAAAAATAAGGTGTTACAGGTAGGCGCTTACCCTGTAATACGCAGTGAATTACCCCCGATGGTGGGACTACCATCTAATAACTAAAGTGGAGAAAATAATGGCAAAAGCTAAAGCAACACCAGTAGAAAAAGAAAGCACCGAAGTTGCAGTATTCGGAAAAGGTGGGTCTACAAGCCTAGCAACTCGTAACGAACGAGTAGGCCAAGGTTCCCAGAACGTAGGTATCGACGATTTAGCGATACCTAGAATAAAGGTACTGCAACAAATCTCACCAGAAATACAAGCAGGTAAGCCTGAGTATATTGAAGGTGCGTTGGCGGGTATGCTTTGTAATACCGTCAATAGCTCTTTGTATAGCGCACTGTATGCAGTCAACTTGCACTATGACCGTTTCCAAGTAGCTTGGAAAAAACGCAAGATGGGTGGCGGTATTTTTGGGTCTTATGCAACGGAAGAGGAAGCGATTGCTGCCCTTGAAGATGCGGAAGAAAATATAGATAACTTCGAAGTTATAGACACCCCCTGCCATTGGTTGATGCTAATCAATGAAGAAGGTGAACATATGGGTAATGTTATCGTAGATTTTCCTAAGACTAAGGTAAAGGTGAGCAATAAGTGGAACACGATGATCGCAGACGGTGAGCGACAAGGCGATCCACGTTTTAGTACAATTTGGGAATTATCCTCAACCGAAGAACCTAACGCTGATGGAACACATTGGAACTATCGCATAACATTTGTGACTGTCGCTGATGACGAGATTTATAACCTCGCTGCCAGTGAATACGATGCCATGATTGGGTCTAAGTTGAAAAGAGAAGAAGCCGAAGAAGCCGAAGTTGCTAAAAAAGCTGAAACGGATAAGTAGTATCCCTTTGTATGTTTGCCTCACTACTTTCTGTAGTGGGGCTTTTTTATATTTATGTGGAGATGGATAATGCCAACCCAAGAAGAAATAAATAAAAAAGTACTAGGTCAGCTAATAGCGTGGTCGGTTATGCAGTTAGGCGAACACAATGTAACAGCACTATTAAACGAGTTACACAGCTTAGATGAAGCTCCTTTAAGCACTACTGTAGATAGTAAGGGGGAATAGATGTCAATTATTGATTCATGGGAAAAAGCAGAAGTTCATATTGTGGATTTAGATGAAAAAATCGAAACCCTCACCGCAGACAACGAAAAGCTTACGCGATTAGCTAATGAGC